GGGACCTCGAGGACATCCGTTACGGCCAAGACGCCAAGTCCGCTGCGGCCTAACACCACCCCTGAGGGCGACCATGGCGAACAGCAATCCCCCGAAGATCACCAAGGGCGAGCGAGCCGCGCTGTGGATGATCGCGCGCCGCGAGGGAACGTTTCACAGCGTTCTCGGCCATCGCCTTCAACAGAGCGCCCTCGCCTACCCGGTCTCTGGAGTCTTCAATTTCCTGGTCGGCTGCAACTGCCGAACGGCTGACGGATGGATGCTGACCGATCTTGGCGCAGCCCACATCGGCAGCGTCCTGGTTCCTGCGGCCTAACACCACCCCTGAGGGCGACCATGGCGAACAGCAATCCCCCGAAGATCACCAAGGGCGAGCGAGCCGACGAAGCGGGCCGATTCGTGGAGGTCGAGGACGGAAACCGACGAAGCTTTCGGTTCGGCGAGTGGGTCAAGCGAGATGATGGGTATTGGGCGCTCAGAATAACGCTTGGTGATGTGCTTGCTGCCGCGACCAGTCTTCGTCAATGCGATTGCTGCGGACAGATGCGAGAATGCGAATCTGTTGTTGCATTCGGAACTGACACTGTCGCTTGCGAAGACTGCCGGAGTCCCCTCCCATGATCCTCGCTCCCGAGAAGCGCGAATTATTGCACGAATACGCAAAGAATCGCGCCGCGCTCGAAAAAAGCATCAAGCATTGGGAAAAGAACGTCGTCGCGAAGACGTCGGTCCAGGCGAGCGTTAGCGCCGGAGACTGTGCTCTCTGCAAATTGCATCGTCGTCAGGGCGCCTGCGATCAGGAATGTCCAGTTAAAGCGAAAACCGGATTAGACCTCTGCGGAGGCACTCCCTACGACGATGCTTGGCGGGCGTTGGTGGCATGGATTGATGAAGAGCCCAACACCGATAGCTGGCGCAAGGCTCGCGCTCTCTGGCGCAAGGCGGCGCAAGCGGAACTCGACTTCCTCATCAGCCTGCGTCCGGAGGCAGCGCCATGACCCCCGCCCCCGAGGAGCGCGCTGAGGAAATCAGCAAGACGCCGTGGCGGTATTCCAGTGCCGATGGAACAATCCGTGACGCCAAAGACAAGGTCGTCGCGTTTCTCTCCCAAGGTTTCGAGATAGGTGCTGCCAACGGCGCCCTCATGGCCGCAGCGCCCGAGATGCGCGAGGAAATCCGCAGGCTGAGAGAAGTGCTCAAGCCGTTTGCTAATTACGCGGCGTGGGTAGCTGAGCATCACCCCGGATGGGATCACGACGATTTCAGCGTTGGATTGCCGGACGGCTTTTTCGCAAAGACGGGGGCGGACAAGCTCGGTGCCTTTCGCGCCGCTCTCTGCGCCCTCAAATCGGAGGACCGCTCATGAGCGGCCTCAGCGCTCATCTCCCCAACTGTTCAACGCCTGGGCTCTGCGGCGAGCGGGACTCCTGTCAGGGAACGCCTCCATGTTCCAGCGCGAGCGAGCCGGAGTTCAGCGCGGAGCTGGTGGAGCGGTGCGCGAGCAAAATGTCAGCCGCTATGGATGGATGGTTCCAATCCTGTCGAACGAGCGCGCCCAAAGAAAAGATGGAAGCGTTCGTGGCTCGCGCCATCATTCGCGAGAGCGGCCACGCCGATCTGGTCGCGGCGCTGAAGCTGTTACTCGATTTTGTCGGCTACAGGCACATGACCGACGACCAACTGTGCGAAGAGGCGCGTCTCGGAAACAGGCTTGCTCCGGACATTCTCAAAGCGCGCAAAGCTCTTCGCAAAGCCGGAGCCATCGCATGAGCGCGCGCTACAGCCTGACCTACGAGTTTGACGAGCTTCCCGTAGGAGCTTGCATGGCTCGCGGCAGCGCGGAGGTGGAGTTCACGCGCGACGGCGCTTGGCGTTTGCAAGGCATGAACGCTTTCATCCGCGATGTCCACGACGACGAGATGGCGGACGTTACTCCTACAATCGTTATGGCAATCCGCCGCGCGCTGAACGACGACCGCCGCATCCAGCAAGCCGTCAACGACGAACTCGCCGAGCTTCCGTCGCCCCGCGAAGAGGCTGCGGCGGACGCGGCGGATTGGAGGCGAGAGTGACGATCCGCTCCTTCTTCGCCGATCTTCTCGCCTTCCTGCGCTCATGGTCCGACTGGCGGAAGCGCATGCCCGAGCTGGAGCCGAAGCCGGACTTCGCCGAGGCGAAAGCCAACTACGCCAGCGCCCGGAAAGCGCACCACGGCCAGCGCGAGGCGTGGCTAAAGCTGCGCGACGCGGCGAATGAATCGCTCAAGCGCGGGCTTTATTCATGAACGCTCACGCGGTCGATACCCGAGCCGTCGACCTCGCGATCGTCACCGCGAGGGGGCACATTCTCTCGGCCGAGCAGGCTTTGGAACGCGCCCGCGCGGAAGTCCGCAAGCTGGAAGCGCGTCGAGATGAGATCGCGGCGGACTGCGCGGCGACGCGCGACGCTCGCAAATTTGGAGAAGGAAAATGAACGCCCAAGTCCAAGATGTCGTCGTCCACGAGCAGCCAGGCACGCCAGCATCTGAATCCGATCCTTTTTTGGTTGTCGCGCGCTTGGCAGCATCGCATCCGATGATCGACGCTGACAAGCTCGTCAAGCTGTACGATTTGGCCGATCGGGCGAACAAGGCTCGTGCCTCGGTTGCATTCGCTGACGCCTTCGCGACCATGATCCACGAGCTACCATCGATCGATCGGCGCGGGCGCATTATCGTCTATTCGAAAGAGGCTCGCGAGCGCGGGGTGAAAGAAAGCGACAGGCCCCAGCAAGACACGCCCTACGCCACATTCGACGATATCCTTGAGAACATCATTCCCGTGCTTGCCAAGCATAGATTCTCGATCCGTTTTGAGCACGAAACAGTTACCGCCGGAGACAGCTACCGGATCAAGACGAAAGCGATCTTGCGCCACAAAGACGGCCATTATGAGACAGCCGAGACGCCTCCGTTACCGCACGACTCCACGGGGTCAAAGAACCCGACGCAAGCGGTCGGATCGGCGATGGCCTACGGCAAGCGCTACGCCCTGCGCGCCGTGTTGCCGATTGTCTCGCACGCGCCCCAGGACGCGGACGACGATGCGAAGAAGGCGAATGAGCCAGAGGCAATCGGCGTCGATGAGATCGCCTTTATCGAGCAGCAAATCCGCGACACGGGAAGCGATCTCACCATCTTCCTCAAGCTGCTCGGGGCGGAAAGTGTCGCGGCGATTCCAGCGTCGAAATATCGACGCGCCTTGGAATTGCTCGAGGCCAAGAAGCGCAAGCAGGCGGCTGGGAAATGAGCGGCGTCGAGGTCATCGACTGCGAGCAGAACAGCGAGGAATGGTTCCGTGCTCGCCTTGGCTTGCCTACAGCGAGCATGTTCTCTGACGTGCTCGCCAAGGGCGAGGGCAAGACGCGCCGCTCCTACATGCTTCGCCTGGCAGGTGAGATCATCACGGGCGAGCCAACCGAGTCCTTCACATCGCCGGCAATGGAACGCGGCAAGCTGATGGAGGACGAAGCGCGCGCGATGTACGAGTTCCTGAGCGATGAGCCTCTAGAGCGCGTGGGCTTCATTCGCAACGGCGACAAGGGCTGCTCGCCCGATAGCCTCATCGGCGCCAATGCCGGACTCGAAATCAAAACCAAGCGCAGCGACCTGCTCATCGACACGATCTTGCGTGATCGCTTCCCCCCGGAACACGTCGCGCAGTGCCAAGGCTTCCTTTGGGTAGCCGAGCGCGAATGGTGCGATCTGGTCTGCTATTGGCCTCGCCTGCCGTTGTTCGTCAAGCGCGCCTATCGCGACGAACCCTACATCAAGACGCTCGCTAGCGAGGTCGCCAAATTCAACGCCGAACTCGCAGAGACCGTCGAGAAAATCAGGCGCTACGGGGAACCACAACCATCGCTTCGGGAACAGCTTGAACACAGCGTGGCGGCGCCATGACTCGCGCGCTGCTCATTCTCAACAGCGAGACGGCGCGCGCCCAGGCGATGCGCTGGTTGTCGATCGCGCCCGACGGGACGCGGGTGGAATTCAAGAAGCCCAGACGATCATTGGATCAAAATTCTTTGATGTGGGCGCGGTTGACTGAAGTTGCGCAGCAGGTGACTTGGTACGGGCAAAAGCTCTCGGCGGAAGACTGGAAAGATGTCTTCAGTGCGTCGCTTCGCAAGGCTCGCGTCGTGCCTGGGCTCGATCCAGGAACCTACGTGCCGCTCGGCATGCGAACGTCCGATATGTCGAAAGAGGAAATGGGACTGCTGCTCGACCTCATAGACGCCTTCGCGGCTGAGCGTGGCGTCCGCTTCCAAGACACGGAAATTGCAGAGGCGGTCGGATGAGCGGCCCGGACAAACCCAACCTCAATGACAACGAGCGCCGCGTCCTTCGCGCATTGCCGTCTGAGGGCTACGCCGGATTTGGATTTGTCAGCTTCGCTTACCTCACACGGGAGACGATGCTGAACCGGCGCGCTGTACGGCTGGCCTGCCGCTCCCTGGCGCGCAAGGGCCTTGCCGAGTACTCGCGCGGGCTTTGGTCTGAGGACGGGAAACCGTGCGGAGCGGGGTATGCGAGGACTTGGGAGACATGAGCGAGCGCCGCGCCGAGTTCACGCAGGCGATCAAGGTTCGCCGCCTCACCTTTGCGGGATTCAGATGCGAAGCCGAGGTCACGCGCGACGACGCGACGAAAGTGCGGTGCAACGCGGTTCTAACCGGCAAGCGCGTCGAGTTCCATCATGCGATCGAAGCGGAGCTAGGCGGATTGGCGACGTTTGAGAATTGCCGCGCCTGGTGCCGCCAATGCCACAGGGATTACTACCCGCAGAGCGCGGCGAAAATCAGCGAAGCAAAGCGCCGCGAAGCCGCGCACGTAGGCGCACGCCGACCAAAGCAGCGCATGGCCTCGGGCGCCAAGCTAGCCGGCCCCGAGCGCGCTCACGAAGGGCGTCAGCCGCTTCCGAGACGCTCGCTATATGAGGACGTTCGATGATCCGTCAAACCGCCCAGCGTCCAGCGTCCAAAGCCTCCGACTTGGACATGCTCCCTGAGCTGATATGCCGGTTCGTCGAGGAGCGAGGGCCGCAAGAGATCGAGCGGTTGTGCCTGTTCTTGGATACGCTGGCGTCGCTTTTGCACTCGTACCAGCAAGTCGTTCATTACGCGGGACAGATCACGCCTGATGCTGACGATTTGTCGGCCTCCCGGAAGGCTGTCCGATTGGCTCTGGCTAATATCTTAGATGGGGTTAGGAAGCGCCAGCCATGACGGACAGGATGACAGACGCGGAATTGCCCAAAGAAGCGGTTGCGTTAATTGCTGCGGAATTCGCCCGCATCCGCAACGCCGCGCTCGATGAGGCGGCGAAGGCGGCGCGAGAACGTGCTCAAAACTTCGCGCACGAGGCCAAGCTCGTCCTCCTCAGCGTTGGCGACGAGATCGAAGCCCTCAAAACCAAAGAGCTATGAGAGTATGAGCGATCCTTGTCAGTTCTGTATGGCCGGTTCGTCCTTAGGGGCCGAGAAGCCTCAGCTCGTTCTATTTGAAGGCCAATGGCAACCATGGCCCTTGGTCGCGCCATTGCCCGATGCGCCAATCGTCTTGGCCGACATCTGTCCAGTCTGCGATCGGGAACGGTTCAATGCCGAGGAAGTACCGCGTCTAAATCAGAGATTGGGATTAACGCCATGATGGACTACTTCACTGGCATAGAAAAAGTATTTGTAGCGGTACGCGACCGTATCCTCGCCCTCAAAACACCGGAGCGGGAAGATGAATGACGCTGCTGTAACGATGATTGCCACTTGTTTGATGCTGAACCCTACTTGTCCTGCAAACGAATATCCTGTCTGTACCGTAAATGGAACGCCAATTTGCGTCAAGGGTGAATACCCTGTTGCGGCAAATCACCTCTGCTCTGATGATAATAGGGTGTGGTGGCCAGCCAGAAGTGACGGAATGTGTTACTTCGATGACAAACCGAAGGTTCCTTCCGATGCCAAATGAGAAGCAAGCCACGCCCCTTCGTCTCCGCTGCTTCGACTGCGGCGGGAAGGACTTTGTGATAGTCGTTGAGAAAGACGGCTTCGGCCACCGCTATGTGAGGATCACCTGCGCGGACTGCCGGCGTGAATGTAGGCAGGTCTTTGTAGCGGGGAAAGAGAGGGATCGTGATGGCAAGTGAGAAGGAAGTCGAGGCGGCGTGGGCTGCGCTGTGCGGGCCTTTTGCGCCGCACACAATATCGACAACTATCGAGAAGGACGATATCCGCGCCGCCCTCTCCGCCGCCGAGGCTGTGCGGGGGGAGGAAGGCATCTTATCATGCGGCCACCCGAAATCCCTCGAAATCGTAAGCATCGAAAGTGATTATCGCGATTGCGAGCTTTGCGAGGCGCGTCGCATGAAACGTGACGCCGAAGCTATGGAAATTCACCATAGAGCAGAACGCGACGCCGAACGGGCAAAGAACGCCTCCCTCCGCGCGCTGCTCGCCAAGGCGGGGGAGGGGATGGAGCCTTTCCAAAGGCTTGCTGATGAAATCGATGAAATCAGAGGCGATACTTCGCCAGATTGCTGGTCGAAGTCATGCCAATGGAGCGATTTGGTCCGCGCCCGCGCCCTCCTCGCCGAGATCGAGAAGGAGTTGGGAAGATGAGCCAAGACGGCAAGACAGTTGCAAAATCGTTCATAGCCGAAATGAACGCGGACGAGCTGGCCCTCCGTTTGATGGCGATTGGCATTGGGTTGCGACCACCGCCAGGGACTAACGCGACGACCGCTCTCGACGAAGCCGAGAGGGCATGGCCGCGCGACCCATCGGGCAGCTTCCCTTTTCGACGAATGGCCCACGCGGCAATCTCTTACCTCGGCGAGTGCGTTGAGAACGGCCAGCGGCCCGCATGACCTCCCTTCTCCCCGCATCCACCTCCCGCATCGCCGGGCCGGAAAAGCCGATAGGATTCAAAGCGCCTATGGTCCGGGCGATCCTCGCCGGGAGGAAGACGCAAACGCGGCGGGTGCTGCGCCCGATCAAGGGCGTCACCCTGGCAGATTTTACGTTCAGCGGCGACCAGGTTGCGCGATGGGGAAGTCTGCCAATCGAGAAGATTCGTAAGCCTGCCTACGCCGTCGGCGACAGGCTGTGGGTTCGCGAGGCGTGGCGGGCTGGAAAGCAATGGGATCGCGTCACTCCGCGAGATATTCCGCGCGGCGAGGCAATTTGGTTCGAAGCAGATCAGCCTTTCCCCATGCAGACACCCGGAAAGCTTCGCCCAAGCATTTTTCTTCCGCTTTGGGCTGCCCGTCCAGATCGCCTTGTCGTAACGGCCGTGCGCGTCGAGCGGTTGCAGGACATCAGCAAGGAAGACGCGATTGCGGAGGGGATAGAATGGCGCAATAGCACGCTGAGCGTCGGGGGGTATTGGGGTACTTGGAACGCAGACAATACTATGCGCTGCGGCGGAAGCCCAGACCCAATCGAAGCCTATCGATGTCTTTGGATCAATATCAACGGCCCCGGCTCCTGGGAAGCAAACCCCTGGGTCGCCGTCTATGGGCTGTCCAGGAGGGCGGCGGGGTGAGCGCGCAAAGCGGGCATCGATAAAAATGATTGGAGACCTATGATGGGGAAGACAAAGATAGAATGGGCCACAGACAGTTGGAATCCCATCCGCGCGCGTAACAAGGCAACCGGGAAAATCGGCTGGCATTGCCAACACGTCACTACGGGATGCGAGTTCTGTTACGCCGAGGGTATCAACAAGCGCCTCGGGACCGGCCTTCCGTTCAAGCCCGGACACAGCAAGGATATCGAGCTTTTTCTCGACGAGAAGATGCTGCTCGCACCGCTGCGCTGGAGGAAGCCGCGCATGGTCTTTGTTTGCAGCATGACCGATCTCTTCGCCGATTTTATCCCCGACAGATGGATCGACCGCGTCTTCGCCGTCATGGCGCTTTGCCCGCAGCACATTTTCCAGGTGCTGACCAAGCGCGCGACGCGGATGCGGGGGTATTTCGAGACGCGCCGCGATGGCGACCCGTGGGCAGAAGCTGCGGATGCGGTCGCCGACATGGTCGGGATGAAGGAGCATCCGGTCGTTTTGGAGCCGCGCGATTTGCCCCTGCCGAACGTCTGGCTCGGCATCTCGGCCGAGCGCCAGCAGGAGGCCGACGAGCGCATCCCCGACCTGCTCGCGGCACCGGCGGCGGTGCGCTTCGTCAGCGCCGAGCCGCTGCTCGGCCCGATCGACTTTCTCAAGACGCACGATCGCGGCGGACATTGGGATTGGCTGACGGGGTCGTTCGAGGACTGTCGCGAGAAAAGCGCTAGGGCCAAGCTCGACTGGGTGATTTGCGGCGGCGAGAGCGGTCCTGGCGCGCGGCCGATGAACATGGCGTGGGCGTCATCGATTGTCGCGCAGTGCAAGGCCGCAGACGTGGCTTGTTTCGTGAAGCAGATGGGACCCCAGGCAACGGGACCGCACAGCAACGGCGTCAACGAAACGACATGGCAGTTCAAAGACCGCAAGGGCGGAGACATGGCCGAATGGCCCGAGGACCTGCGCGTGCGGGAGTTCCCACGCGCCTACCCCGCCAGCCAACGGTTCGCGAGGGCGAATAGGAGAATACGAGGATGAGACTTACGGGCCAGGTCATCAAGGATATGGGCTATAAGCCCGCTCGGCGGAAGACGGGAGAGGGATGATGAGCGAGATGCACAATTGGTTCGGCACTGGCCTGATGATGTCGACGCAGATGGCGGCCATCCTCGACGGTGCGATTATCGTAATAATTCTCGGGCTTGTGGTTTGGTTCGCGCGTCACAGCCCGAGCTGCTGATAAGTGCTATAGGGGGGCGTTGCAACCGCATTAATGTGGCTAGAACGCGTCAGTGCGCAAAACGCATGAGGGAAATCACCACGGTCACCACGGCGACTAGGACGCCGGATGCGCCGATAACGAAACCGACTGTTTGAGAGGCGCCCTGGGACGCGCCAGACCCTTGCCGGATCGCCCCCTTTAACTCATCAACCGTACCTTGCAAGGCCTCTATTTGCTTGCCAAACAATTCCTCGGTTTTCTTGATGCTCTCTTTGTTATTCTCTTGCTGCTTGTCGACGAGGGTCTGAGCTGCTTTGAGCGCCGCGTCAAGCGCGGTTTGCTTGTACCTGTCGCCTTCTGTGAGCCGCGTATTTAGCTCATTAAACCGAGTGCCAACTCCAGTGAATTTTTCCTCGTAGACGGCCGAGTTTTCGCTGATTTTACCGGCAAGGATATTGACATCCGCTTGCAAGTCGGAGTGCATCAACTCCCGCAACGATTGAACGGACTTTTGAACTTCGGTGGGAACGCGAACGAGGTCTTCGTGCCAAAGCGTAGCCGCCTTATCCATCGCCACGATGCGCACATCAATGCCGTCTATTTTGGCGGAAAACTCACCGCGCAGCGTGGCGGCCGTGCGGTCAGCAATCGATTGCATAATGGCTTGGGGGTCAGTGACCGAGCGAAGAGCGATAACCAGCTTGCGGCCTATATCGATCGGCGCCAAAAGGTCGTCGTTGTTTTCTTCAGGCGTCGTCGCCATCGCCTTCCTCTCCTGTATGATGATCGCTCGGATCGTTTCGCCGCCACTCCGCGCGCGGGAACTGCCTGAAAAAAGCCGCGCGCCTCTTCGGCCGTTGCCGACGCTCGCGCATGCGGTGGCCGGCGACGAGCACAGCGCAGATAGCGACGATGACCAGGCAGAGGAGGCCGAGCGACATCAATGGCCGGCGAGGTACCCGACCGCGCCCGCTAGCAGCGTGACGCCCGCCAGGACCGCGATGATGAACCAGATGTTCCAGGGATAGTTTGGCGCGACCATTCTTATGCTCCCAGCTTGGCCTTGATCGCCGCGACGGTCGCAACGTCCGGGCATCGTGTGCGGTCCAGGCCCTGCTTGACCTGGAACGCCAGGACAGCCGCAACAGTGTCCGTCCCGATGCTCCCGTCCACATTGAGCACAGGCGACGCCCCGAGGGTGTTGAGCGCGGTCTGGATGCCTTTGATCGTCGTCAGGTCGGGAACGCCGTTAGACGCCGCTCCTGTGGCGCTCGCGACCAGGCTCGCGACATTGATCCCATTCGCAAGCAGGACCGCATTGACCTTGTCGAACAGGCCGCCGCCGTCGATGGCGTCGATTTGCTCAAAGAGCGAAAACGCCTTTTCCGCCTCGGGCAGCAAAGCCCAAGCCGCTTTCAGGGTGCTGAGAAAGTTGGACATCAGAGAAGCCCTCTTCCTATGTCAACGGCAACATATAATTGACGCCGAGCCGACCGCCAACAACGCCAGCGCATTCCGCCAGTCTCCACAGGAGGATCAGGATGAAGATGGCGACAACGCCGCCGATGACGATCTGGATTATATTCCAGTAGGGGGCTCCAGTGATCCCGGTGAACACGCCGGGGAGCGCGGCCCTGATAAGGGCAAAGATGACCAGGATCACGATAATGAATATCGCGACCTGGAAGATTGTACCGATTCCGAATCCGCACATGTTGCTTCTCCTTCTATTTTGGCTTTCCCTTTGATTTGTCCTCAAAGAGATCGCCCACCGCACCGATGAAAGCGACACAAATCGCGAGGAAGACAAGCCATCCCGCCGCGACGACGTTCTCTACTGGCACGCCAGGATCAGTCGGAATCATTACGGGAGAGCCGGTATCGAGATCGTCGGGGAAAAGTCGAATACGACCGTGCTCCCTGTGATCGTCATACAGCCGCTAAGCAGGATCGCCGCGAGAGCGAGCAGCACGGCGCGGAGCTTCACAGCCGCCCCACCAGCATCAATATGACGACCACGATCAGGACGGCGCCAAGGATGCCGATCGCGCCGTTGCCGAAGCCGTAGCCGTGACCCCAATAGGGAATCACGCTGCCGCCGCCTAACCCTCCGCAGAGGAGCAAAACGACGATGATAAGCAGGATCAGGCCCATGGGTTTTTCCTTGCGTTCTTTGCGGTGAGGGTGTAGAAGACAACGATCCTGGGCAGCCTAGAGTGACATTGCGCGGGGTTGGGAAGCTGGCCCAATGAAAAACCCGGAGGGAAATGGCACATCCTCCGGCAACTGTGCACTTGAGTTAGCCCAATGGTTTATGATAATGATTCTGCCGTCGTCTCCAACGAGGCGGCTGGCGTGCCCGAGACAGAGATTGAAATCACGCCCGAGATGATCGAGGCGGGGGTTGAGGCTTTGGCAATTTTTGGGGACAATCTGACATTTCGTGACCTTGGGCGCGGGGACTCTGAATGGCTTGTCATGAGGGTGGCGAGAGCTGTTCTTTCTGCAAAGAAAGTTTGTATTCCTGCATCCTAGCATGGAGATTCCTTTTTAGGGGAGCAGCCTATTGCATTGGTTGGCAGGAACGCCTATGATCCCCTAGGGAATTTGAGGCGTTCCTGCCTCCTCGGCCAGACATGCTTGCAACGGCCGGCCGAACCCCAAACTGCCCGTCCGGAGAGTTCGCAGCTCTCCGGCGGGTATTTTGTTTGAGGCCTCCGCGCTTCGCAAAACATCGAGGTTGTCGCCGAAATAGAGCTTGTTCACAACGCAACCGGCAGCGCGCCACCGGCCTCCCCACGCACGCGAAGGAGCGACGATAACATTATGTTAACTCCTCTAGGAAGGTCAGCCATTTAAGCGCTTTCCTTCACTCCAAGCCACTCCCATATGCTCTTTGAGGCATAACCGTTATAATCCGCAATCCTCACGATTATAGTGCCCGCAATTTTCTTTTCGGCCAACTCCAGCTTATTGGCCACCTCCTCTGCTGTAACTCCGGAATCTGCCACCAAATATACATTTGGCGCGATCTTAAACTTGTTTGCACTGTAAACGCTATCTATTTTGGCCACCAGATCGGCATTCTCGGAATTGCTAATGACTGAGAAAATAACCATAGGGCACTCTGGGAGCAAAACGGGCAGGCGACCAAATAGCCGAAATTCGTTGGTAAATCCGGCCCGCGCAATGTCCTTACGGTTAGTGCCAGCCTTCGCCAAGCCGCTCCCAGTGCAGCTTGATCCGCTCGAGCACGCGCTGCTCGGCCGGGGCCTCCGCGGTAATATGCACGTTGGAGAGCAATCCGGAGCCTTGAAGCTGGATTGCGAGTTGGATGATCGCCAGCGCGACGGTCGCGTTGTTGAAGACCGTTCCGCCGGCGGTCGAGGCGCACGCGGACATGATCCCGTTGAGCGCGAGCGTCTGATTGGCGTTGAGCTTGACGTTCGAGGTTTGGAGCGTGGCGGCGTCGGAGCATATTGACGCCGTAACCGCAGTTGAGGACGTGTTGCAGCCGTCGAGCGCAAGCGCGCCGAGACCGAGAGCGCTGGCGAGCGCGACTTTAAGAGTAAGTTTTTTCATCGGGGTTTTGTGCCCTATTAAGCGCCGAGGGCATGGCGGCCGCCTTCGATGACAGACAAAGGCTTGACGGGTTCTCGGAGAGAAAACGGCGTCATCGCGCCGGCTTTCACAAGGGCGTTGGAGGCGTTCATCTTTGCAACGCGCCCGTTGATCCAGGCGCGGAACTCATCGTCCGATCCGCGGCGCTTGAGCACGTTGACCTGATAGTCAATCCAGGGCTGATAGGGGTTAGGCCCCCCAACGCTTCTTTTGACTATTGGCCGGGCGGCGACATCCGGGTCCACGCCCGTCACGTCATACAGAGTGGCCCAAGTACCAGCCTTGGGCCGACTTCTGGCCCGGTTATATTCGACGCGCGCGTGAACGCCATAACGAAGTTCAAAGAACAGACGAATTGGCATTTGCGCTTCGGCGTATGTCGGCAGGCTCATTTCAAATCTCCATCAGTTGCAGTTCTGCGGATAGAAGCTCAACGGGCACACCTGGACCCCTCCAGCGCATCCGCCAAGGGCAACCAAGAGACCGACAATGACGAGAAGCCTGAGAGTGCTCATTACGTCAATCCACGTCGAAAGCGCCAGAGGCCGACGAAGCCGAGAGCCATCATGGCATATGTAGATACTTCAGGGACCGCCGCCGTCGAATCGGCCGTTTCGAGATCGGCCATCCCGCTCGTAGTCAACTCGAACGAATAGCTGATCGCGCTGTCATCGTAGTACGTCAGCGTATGGCCGGTTTGGTTGACCAAGACCGGGAACGCGAGGGCGTTGAATACAACAGTTGTTCCCGGTGCCTGCCATACGCCTTGCGGCCCATCGAGGAAAGGATCATTCCCGCACGGCAAGGCCCCGCAGGTATTTGTGGCCATGGTCGAGCCGTACTGGAACGGATACTGCGGCCCGAACTGTGCCTCGCTGCCAACCGTCCATACGCTATCCTGGTTATAGGAGGCGTCTGCGTAGGTGGGAAAACCCGCATTATCGCCGTTGGGGTCCTGAGAGAAAGCCTCCGTGTCCAGCGTAGTGATCGGATATTTTTTGTAGGGGTAATTGATCGACCCCAGGGGTTCATAGGTGATCGCCACCAAGGCCTGTACCCAGAGGATTCCCTCATTGACATAACCCGATGAGGGCGGCGATGCGCCGTTCAGCGTCCCGTAGACGATTGCGCCCCCCGCACTTGAGCTAGCCGACAGTTCAACTTGGAGCGACCCGAAACTCGCTCCCTCTGGAAGCGTGGAGCCTCCGTCCGTGAAGGTCCAGGTCGTCTTGGATTCCACCGCCTCCCAGTTCTGCATGGCATTGAGGCCCGTTGCCGTACCTCCATTGATCGTCGTCCCGACGGGACTTTCGGTCGAAAGATCATACCAGACCGTATCCTTGCACGACGTATAAGCGGTATTATGGCGCAGACGCCACAAGCGGGCGAGTGCCGGCAAACCCACATTTCCGGCCGGGGTCAATAAGTGACTGGGGCCGCGCGGCGCGCGCTTCCTTCGGCTTTGCCATTTCGAAGATTGCGGCATAAGCTATCTGCGACGCCAGAGAAGCGCGCCCTTGCAATGAAACGACTCGACCTCCTTCGTCAGATTACGTTCGGCGCGCAAGTGGCCGAGGAGGAGGCGACCTCCTTAGCTAGCTATTTCGTCGAAACGAATGACTGGGCTAGAGTCAATCGCGGCGAAATAGACATTGTTCGCGGTGACAAAGGTTCTGGCAAGAGCGCGATTTATTCCCTGTTGCTGGAGAAGGCGGGCGATTTCTTTGACAACCGGGTTATATTAATTCCCGCAGAGAATCCGCGCGGTGCTACTGTTTTCAAAGACCTATCGGCAGACCCTCCGACAACGGAAACAGAATTCATTACTCTATGGAAATTGTACATACTCGCGCTGGTCGCACGTGAATTGAGGGAATACGCCGTGGTTAGTCCTGAGCTAGCGGCAGTGTTTCGAGCGCTAGAGGAAGCACGACTTTTAGAGAGAGAATTTAGTCCCGCTGGACTACTTCGGCGCGTCCACGATTATGCTCGGCGCATTGTGCATGCGGAAGCGGTGGAGTGGAGGGCGGGTTAGAGTTAGATCCAATAACAGGAATGCCCTCGGGGATCATTGGACGAATAGTACTGAAAGAACCAACTATTGCACTACGCGACGCAGGTTTAGTTACGATAGACAGGCTACTGTCGCTGTTAGACAGCGGCGTGAAACATAATGGCTGGACTGTTTGGATTCTATTTGACCGTCTTGATATTGCCTTTGCCGATAACCATTCGCTTGAGGCCAACGCCCTTCGGGCATTAATACGGACATATTTGGATTTTAAGGCATACGATAATATTGCGCTGAAAATATTTCTCAGAGAGGATATATGGACTCGCATAGTGGAGGGTGGATTCAGAGAGTATAGCCACATTGTTAGATACATAGTCTTATCATGGAATGAGGACTCACTACTCAATCTGTTAATGCGGCGCTTACTGAGCAATGACGCTTTGGTCAACGAATTTAATATCAGTGCCCCTGAGGTACTAGCAGACTATAAGCGGCAGGAAAGATTGTTTTATCAATTTTTCCCTGAGCAAGTTGAGCAGGGGCCACAAAAGGCGAAAACATTCAAATGGCTTATTACCCGGTGCGCCGATGGTACGCAAAAGACGGCGCCAAGAGAGCTAATTCACCTTGCCAACTCAATCCGAGATTGCGAAATAAAGCGACTAGAAGTCGGAGGTACCGCCGCCGACGCGCTTCAGTTATTTGATAGATCGGTATTTAAACTAGCCCTTCCAATTGTCTCACAAACAAGACTAACATCATACTTATACGCCGAATACCCGAATGCGAGACAATTTATAGCAAGCTTGGAAGGGCAAAAAACGGAGCAGACGCCAGAGAGCTTGAGTGCTCTTTGGACTCTATCACGACCAGACGCTCTGGTCAAAGCGAGGGAACTAACTGCGCTAGGGCTATTTGAAGAACACGGGCCACGGGATCAGCCGACATTTTGGGTTCCATTTCTTTATCGCGAGGCGCTAAGCTTAGTCCAAGGGCGCGCTGAGCCTGACGGGTAGACTAAATATCTTCTAGCCGCACGCCTTCCATTTCTAGTGCGGCCACACAGGCGAGAAAAAATGTGGCCGCAAACGCTCCTCGTTTCAATTTTGATGCGATCGAATCTCGCGTTTCGTTAAGCCCGTGCTCCTTAAGCCGCGTTACCAATTCCTCATAGGTCACGTCCGCCCGCTTAAGCTCCGCCTTAAGAAAGCGAGCGGCCCGTTGGCCTAGTTCCGCTTCACTGGTTGCCAGTCCCATAACCGTTTCTCCCGACAAAAAAGTGTCGCGAGTGACAATTTAGTGCTTTACACAACGCCTGTAAAGTGTCATCTTCGCCCTGTTAGGGGCGATATCGACATGGCACAGCACTTCCTTCTCTCCCGGCCGGCCAAGAGCCTCAATCTTGCGACCGTGTTCCGCATGACGGACGCTGAGGCCGAGACGGCGTTTGCCAAGGTGCGCTGGCCTCAAACGAATGGCGCGCCGGTTTGCCCATCGTGCGGCGGCTTGAACGCCTACGATTGCCGGCGCTCGAATGGCGCTCCGCGCTTCCGTTGCCGCGCTTGCAAGGCGGACTTCTCGATTACCAGCGGAACGCTCTTTGCCTCGCACAAGCTCCCGCTCCGGGCCTATCTCGCGGCAATCGCCATCTTCTGCAACGAGGTCAAAGGCAAGTCCGCGCTCGCCCTCACACGCGACCTTGGCGTGAGCTATAAGTGCGCCTTCGTTTTGCTGCACAAGTTGCGCGAGGCGATGGCGGAGGAATTGAAGGGTCGCGTCGTCGGCGGAGAGGGCAGGATTGCGGAAGTGGACGGAGGTTACTTCGGCGGCTACGTGAAGCCTCGCAACCTCGCCGAGAACCGCGTTGATCGTCGCCTCTCGCGCAACCAGTCCGGCAAGCGCAAGGTTGTCGTCATCGTGCGCGAGCGCAATGGCAACTCAGTCCCGGCCGTGTTCCGCACGGAAGGCCAAGCCCAGTCTTGGATCAAGGCGCGCGTCGCCAAAGGAACCGTTCTCAATGCCGACGAAGCTACCTCATGGGACGGCTTGCACGGCGCGTTCGAAATGCGCCGGATCAATCATCAAGAGGCGTACAGCCTGGACGGCGCTTGCACGAATTGGGCGGAGGAATATTTCTCCCGCCTTCGCCGCGCGGAGGCCGGCCATCATCATCATATCGCGGGCGCTTACTTGCTCCGCTACGCGCAAGAGAGTTCATGGCGCGAGGACTATCGCCGCGTCTCAAACGGCGACCAGACCTACCGCATCGCCGGATTGGCGATGCACAAGGCCGTGTCGCCGGATTTCACCGGCTACTGGCAACGGCATTTGGCCGTGTAAGCCTCCGAATTGACAACCCGCCCCGAATCTTCGCATGGTCGGGACGGACTCTGATTCGGTGCGGGTAACGAATCTTTAATTTGTCAAGAGGCGTAATTTCGGTTTACAACTCCCTTTTAGCGGGATGACGTAGCCATGAAAAAGCCCTCATCGACCACGCGGTTCACGAAAATTGTCGTCAAGCTTGAGAGTCGCGATGACGGTGGCCTTCGCGCTTACAGCGATGACGTGCCGGGGTTCGTGCTGTCCCATCCCAATCGTGAAGCGGTCCTAGAAGACATCGGGCCTGTTTTAGAGACAATCCTTTCTGCAATGTGGGGAGTTACCGTTGTCGCGTCTCCGCTAAGATCACTAAATCAGATCGACGATGAAGACGACGACAAGGTTACAATTCCAGACGCCCATATCTGTCCGAAGGAATACGTTGCCTACGCTTCATAACTCATGATCGCCAATCGCCTTCTAGATAGAGCTACTTGGGAGGCGAAACTTAGGCGTCGTGGATGCGAGCCGCTGCTTGGAAAAGGTCGCCTCAATACAGGCGAGTGGTGGCATAGACCTGGAAAGACGCCCTTCCTTGTTTCTATCGAGGACGATGAAGGGCGGTGTGAATTTTGGGCTATCAAAAGATTGTGCGACGATTTTGATAAGCTGCCGCCTCCCAATCCTTTCAAACCGTCTCTAAACTAACCGCCAGCGCGCCGTCTTCCGCTCGCCTTCTTTGAAGACCGCCCCGCGCTTTGCCAGATACCGCAGCGCCATGCGGACGCGCTTCGTGACGTTCGGAGCGCTGGCGCCGACGCCCGCGATAGCGGCGACAACCTCTTGCGTCGTCAAAGCCCGCTCCGCGCGCCGTAGGGCATCCAGGATAAGGCCGGTCAACTTCTTGCCGCCGAAGAGCTTGCCGCGCCTATAGAACCGCTTGGGGCGCACTGAGGCGGGATCATAGGTAGGGTCTAAGAGCGCAATCGAGGCGTCCAGATGGACAATAGCCTCAGTGAGGTTTTCGAGCTTTCGGCGACAAGCCTCTATCTCGCCGTCAATCTCCGCGCGGCGCTCTTTGAGCGCGTTGATTGCGTATCGGTTGCTTCTCTCGTTCATAACCCCAAAAGTGGGGCGGGCGCGCCTTTATTTCTTGTGGCGTCTGCGCCATAATACCGCGTATAAGCCCCATTGTCACAACTCGGCAGCGTGGCGGTAAGCTCTTCTTGTGCGACCGCCGTGCCCAAGCTGAGCATCATGAACAGGTGGCTCCACGCTGCTACAAGGATTCCGACTTGACAAGTGGCGTTCATGCTCGCTTCGCCTCCGCTTGCTCTTGCGGCCGATAGCTTTCGGGTATTTCCACGCCATAGTGCTCTTTCATCGAGGCACGGAAATAAGACCATGCCTCATCGGGCGCTAGGTCATGCCTACAATCAAGGCATTGCGATTCCCCTCGCATCTGAGCATTATAGTCCCGATGGACATCGATGCCTTTGGATGAAAAACGTCCGACACACATTCCTTGCGAGCTATTGACCCAAACGGTTTTGCCGTTAGTGCTGATATCGAAATCGTTCATCCCATTTTCCTTTTCGCCTGTTCGGCTTCCTCAGGGGGTTTACTCATTTCAGCACCGCGCCGATTGCCGGCTCGGGCAATGTGGCGACAACCGTTGGCGTGGCCGCCTGGGCAAGGCCGATTGCGCCCGCGATGTCATGGGCAACGTCATCCGGCGACCTCCCCGTCGCAGCAAGAAGCGGCTTGAGGTTGGTCGCGATGTAGTTCGCCCCGCTCGCAACCGCTGAGCTATGAGCGTCGATCGACTGCCCGGCGAGATTGGTCGCGGACGCCGCGATGGCGAGGCCAGCTTGCGTGCTGACAGCCTTAGCGAGCGCGGCCTCGTTGGCTTGGTCGATTTTGATGCCGGTCCACCGTTGGAACAGGGCCGCGCCGTATAGGACCGCCGCGCCGATGATCGTCGTCGCCGCAGCCGTCAGATATGGCTGAAGCGTGTCGACGAAAGGCGCGAGCGGAACGACTGTGGATGCGTCGGTCATTTTCAGTTTCCCTTCGTAATCGCGGCGATTGTTCTAAGAGCTTCGATGAGGCCTTCGGCATATTCATGTCGGCCAGCATCCTTTGCCGGCCGAACCATTTTCGACAGCTTGCGAATGGCCTCGCGAACGACCTGGGGCTTGCTCTTGAATTCGGCGCGGCGTCGAATTCGACGGCGTATCCGAGAAGAAGTGCGGCGGGGAATTAGTACCTGTTCCCCGCCGCCAGGAGGCATAACCAAGCGCGCCTCCTTACGGGACGGCATGCTATCTGTCCCGTCGCCTTGAGCCTTATCGTCAGACTCTCGGCTGCTTGACCAACGCATTCCGGCGTCGGCCAACGTCTGAGCGTGTTGCGCCCAGAGCGTCCCTACCGCGCGTTTGGCGACGGACCTCGCAAAGCGAGCGTCCGGCAAACGCCCAGGATGATGATGGGCGGCGTTGAGGACGGCCCCGGATACAATCCTCAGCATCCGATGTTGAGGCCCCTTGGCGCGCTTCCAAAGCGTGCTCACGGCGTCTTTCCTTGCGGTCCCGTCAGGGCCGCGAGAAGATGCTCCACGGCCGTCATGCGCTCGGCCAGTTCGGCGATCTGTTCGGCTACATCCGGCGCGGAGGGGGCGACCGGCGAGGATGAGGACGGCACCAGCGGCATGCCCTTCGCGAGAAATTGCGCCATCTCGGCTTTGCGCCGGCCGAGCAATTCCTCGGGATGGTCCCAAAGCAGAAACGCCTTCGCCGCGGCGTCGATGTCGCCCGCATTGATATCGCGGACAACCGAGGAGCCTGCGAAGCCTCCAATGCCGATATTATGGCAGAGGCTCACGCAAGCGTCGAACTGATTTTGTGAAATGGGAAACGGCGGATTGAGCGCACGATTGACCTCGGCGATTTCAGGCTTCAGGTCGGAGCGGTAGAGGTCCATGACCGCCTGATACGACATCTCCATGCCGGCGCACGGGATGGGTGCCCCGGCCGCTGCGGTGTGGCCGACGCCGATAGTCCAGATTCCGCGTGTGTCGCGATAGGCCAGCGTGCGCACGCCCTCTCGGCCGGCGAGCGCGGCAAGTCCGGACGCGCTGATATCCATGTTCACCGGGAGAGCCATTTATGGTCTTCTTTCCACCATTTCCAGCGGGGAACGGTCTTAACAACCGAGCGCGTGCCCGTGAACACTTGGTTTTCAACCGCCGCACTACCTTGCGCATCGAGGCATGACATAGGCTTAGACTGTAAGCTCCAAATCGGGTCGCCCCCAAGCGGTGTAGTGATCAGATAAACGGCGATAACACAAAGTTGGATCACAGCGGCCTTCCTGCCGGCTCGCCGTTCTCGCCCGCCCCGACCTTGCGGAGCATTTCGAGAACGAAGCCCGGCGCGATAAACCGGGAGCACGCCCGCCCCTCGTCTTTAGGATCGGCCCCGTGAGTAATCAGCATCGCCATGACAAGGCCGTCCTGAGAAGCAAGCGCGGCGCTGTCGCCCGCCGGGAGTTCCTTCGACATCGGCGGAATGAAAATATAGGCTGTCCTGATGAACTGGAACTGGTCCGGCGTCATCGTTTGCACGGACGCTACCTTCTTGATTTCCGCGACCGGAACGCAAGCCGGACTGTCCGGTCTGAGCCATTGCCAGAACACGCCGTCCCCTGAACTGTCCCGCCCTTCCGCCGCAAGCGCAGCGCCTCCGAAAGCGAGAGCGATAACGAGAGCAAGCAAGCGCTTCATTCGACCCTCCTTTATGGAATTCGTCGCATCAGTTCGGCCCGATCAATCCGCCCGGCCGCGAACTCGCGCGCTGCGGCTCTAATCGCCTCCGACCTCGCCAATGCGGACGGCCTCGACGGCGGTTTGGGGCGCGAAGGAAGGGCGGCCTCGAAGGAGAGCCTTCCCTTAACCAGGGCTCTGCTTTTCCGGACGCGCCGCGCCGCCGCGGCCTTCTCGCCGTTTTCGTCCAGCACCCATGTGACCATCTTAACGGTCTGGCCGAGCCGTTGGGCGATCTCCGATTTCAACATGCCGGCCGCTCGCATGCGCCGGCATTGTTCGTGCCAAGCTCGGGACATCAGAAAGTCGCCGGCTGTTCAAGGCAGTAGAAGTCGTAGTCGTCCGTCTCCCCGTAACCTTTTTGAGAGGCCGGTTCCTGTGGACCTGCCCACAATTCCCCTGTTCCTGTGCGTAAACCATGATGATACCAGATACCCCAGCAGGACGCTCCCGTCGATTGAGCGATGAGCCATGTCTTTGTTTCAAAATGAATAGCTTTCCGCCATTTGCCGTTAAGAAATACGTCGAACCCATCCCCGTCAACTCGCACTTCATTTGATTGAAGCGCACGATAGTCTCCGCTTCCGCAGCATCCGGACTTGACTTCCAAGGGCGCTGTATTATTGTTGCAATCGACGGAGTGAGCGAACGCGGGCGCTGATAGGCTCAGCGCGAGAGCGACGGGGAGGAGGAAGCGGATCATTTGGGAGCCGTCTTATTATTTGGTGAAAAGACGTTTTCGCCAACGTTCCATAATTGCATATCCGATTACGAACAGGCCAACTCCTATGCATCCGAAAAAGAACAACCAGCCAGACTCTTCTCCGCTATCGATTCGCACGTTCAATGCAATCGGTTGCCAAGTGCTCATTTGGAGATCCGCCCTAAATACCAAGCGACTGCGGCCAACAACGAAATGCCAAAGTAATACCTAGCATCGTGAACAACCGTTGTCCCATCTGTCCAACGCGACAGCCTATCAGCGAGATAAATGCCAAGAGTCATGGCAATTCCGGAACGCGCAGCCAGGAACGCTGTTTGCCACCATGGTTCATGACGTGATCGCATAGGCGCAACCCACCCGCTCACGGCCATTCCCTCCACAGGAATGCGACCACGAGAACAATCGCAACGGCAACAAGAGCGGCTAAGCCGAGCGCAGAATCGCGCCCATGCCGCCATCCCCAATCGGGATCGTCGGGATCAGTCATTTTTCAATCACCGCAGCAAAAGTAGAAATCTTCTTTTGCCCGATCCATTTTATGATTTCCTCGGCAAGATCATCGATCTCGTCAAGATGAATACAGGCATACCCGCCACTGCTTACTCTGGCACGACGTCTTATAATTACTCCGATGCAATATTTAGCCCTCTCAAATTCATCATCGCGGATAGCTAGCGTGACGAGTTGGCCCGAGGATTCGGTCATCTCGTCCCCCCCCCGCCACCGGCGGCTGCGTCAGGATCAGCCCCTCAAGCACCGCGTCGATCTCGGATTTGCCGGGCATGGCTATCTGCCTCTCACGATCATGTCACCGTGAGTTGAAAGTGCTAGCACCGTGCTATTGACTTGTCAAGCGCAAAATGCTAGGTATCTTCCATGCTCATGCCGACGGACAAACCGGTTGTGTTCGTGCGCTTCGCGCCCGAGACAAAGAAGGCGCTGAAAAAGGCAGCCGCCGCGGACATGCGCTCGGCCTCCTCGCTGGTCGAAAAAGTTATGACCGAATGGCTCAGACAGAACGGATTTCTCAAGTGAGCGGATCGATTTATGTAGCCCGCCCGGAAGCTGGCGGTCCCGTGAAGATCGGGAAGTCAGGAACGCCGCGCATAAGACTTAGCGAACTCAACGCCTCCTCTCCGATTCGGCTACTCATGGACTATGCTGCCCGCGCGGATGACGCCGGAACGATAGAAACCCGGGCGCACGAAATACTCAGGACGAACCGCGCTCATGGCGATTGGTTCAATGTCGATAGCGAGACAGCCATTTCCGCGGTTATCCAAGCCGCCGCCGAACTAGGTTTCGCGCTCACTCGCGTAGAGGACAATTTCCTTCCGATTGAACGCCCAACGGATACGGAACCCGTAACCCTCAGGCTTCAGCTCGAAGTGCTGGACGCCGTCGAGGATGCGCGCCGATCGATGCCCGTGATCCCCTCTCGGCAGGAGGTCTTGCGGACGGCGATCGTCGAATGGCTCCGCGCCAAGGGGTTTTTGAAATGACCTCGCACAAGCGCATCGCCCAGCCTGACGATCCGGCGCGCGCCCTGCTCAAAGGCATCGCAATGGACATCGGCAAGGAAGTCGTCGCCTACGTCGAGCGCATGTACGCGGAGGCGACCATCTCGACGAACTCGGGATTCCGGCTCTCACTCCGCAACGTGATTCACAACGAGATCGTCAACGCCATCGACGAAACAACCGGAAAGACAGACACCGAAATCCTAGCGTGGCTCGCAAGCCGAAAACATGCGCGCCGCAAACTGAAGACCATCGTCGGACTAATTCGCGACACCGATTGGGAAGCGACGAAGGCCAAGATCGCTGAAGGCCATAGTTGGACTGATGCGGTGAACGCCGTCGTCAATCCAACGGCATTTGATGAAGACGTCTAATCGCGGCTATCTCACGAAGCGAGAGGACAAGGAGACGAAATGATCAAGACGCTTGCGTTAGGCGCGCTCGCCGCGGTGCTGGCGACGGGAGTGCAGGCTCAAAACGTCGATACTGTGTCCGGGTGCCCCTTGGACGCGAATGGTCGATGCGCAGGCGAATGGTGTAAGACACATACGTGTTGGGAGGTCGTCGATAGCGCCGGGGATTCTCACGTTGGGCCTCCCTCCAATATTCTCAAGTCCTGTGAGCCAGGTTATACCCTTGTCGTGGTTGGCTCGCACGATATGTGTGCGCCCGCGTGGCTTTTAGAGCAGCCGAAGTGAATAACACTTGCTCCCCTCGCAGTACGGTTAGTCACATTATCAATACCCGTTTATGCACTTGCCAAACTGGACAGAAAAATGGTAAACGAATCGGGACAGGTCGGCGAAACCGAAGGGGAAGAAACGCGTGAGGAGCGGCTTCTCCGCGCACTGCATCAGGCGTATCTTAGCATCGAGAGTCTATCTGAAGAAATCGAACGCGTTCTAATGCGCACAAAAGACACGCTCGATTCATTCGAGTCTCTTGATCCTCCCGGCGGCTGTTAATTCAATGGGGAATTCCCAAGGGGCGGGAATACCGATCAAAGGCGGCTCGCAATATTCGGCGGTTTTTAATGACGTGGAGAATATAGACGAGGCCATCTCCCACTTGCGTTAATTGGTCGATATGAACAGCACACTGCCGGGGGGCGGGCTCGCGCCAGCCCCGCCCGGAACGCCGGGGAGCGACCACTCATTTGCCCACCCATACCCCGGCGCGACGCCGCCGACGGCGTTGTCGCCGCTGTTGGCCGGCGCGGCGGCGCCCGGCCCGGAAGTCGCATTGCCTCCGGGCGCGACGCTGATCGTGCCGCAGGGGCCGGCGGCGGCACACGGCGAGCCGTCGTTCGTCTGGACGTTGTAAGGCAGGTTCACCGTCGTAGGGTTTCCGGAGCCGCCGGCCGCGATTGAATAGGTCGCCGGGTATTCGTCGGCATACAGCGTCATATTGTCAATCTCGGTAAAGGCGCCACTCCCGCCATTGTACGGCGAACTCGCCGCGCCCCCGGCCCCGGTAATTCTGATCGTGAGGTTCCGGCAATGCCGGGGGTTGCGCGTGCCGCTGCCCGACGTGTAGGGGCCGTCAACCCCCGGCGTGCATGGCGGCGGGGGCCAGCTCGCGGCCGCCGTCATTTTGGCGTCGAAATTGTCGATGTAGCGGAGATGGTTCTCCGCCGCCCACTCCTTGACCTGGCGATTATAGGTGTTGACGCCGTATCCTCCGTCAACATTCGTATAGATTTGGAACCATCCAAAATTGTTGAAATAGGTCAGGAACGTCGAGAAGAACGTGTGATAGTCGAGGATCGTGTGCGACGAGATAGTGACCAAATTGCCGTAAGTGAAGCCGCCCGCATCCGTGCCCGTGTCGCCCGCGCCAAGCCCAAGGAAGTGCGCGCCGGTCCCGGTCATGAGTTGCATCGTGCCGAACGGAGTGTTGTAGGGCAGCCAGGAACTCTGCTCGGCGATGAGGCGTGTCGATGTCCCATCAGGTCCGGTGAACTCGGCGTCTGAGATTTGGAGCGGGGGGGACGTGAAGTTGAGCGCCTGCGCCGTCGTGCCGCAATCAATTGGATTCGCGTAGGCGCACGAGAGAATCCAGATCGAGCCCTCGCACCCCGCGCCCGCGCACTTGGCCCCGGTCGCCGTTTGCGTGACGCTGCCGCCTGACACGTAGCCCATAACGCCGGTGGCGGGGGCTGAGTTGGCCGACGTCATCCAGCAGAAGGCGTGGCTCGTGGTGCAATAAGGGCCGTCGCCGCCGAACAGGTAGATGGCGGGATTATTCGCGACCACGGCCATGGCCGTGGCGAGCGTCCCGGTGAACGACGACCCGATCTGTAGCTGGCCCCAATAGGCCGTAAAGGCGTAGGTCGGATTCTTGGCGGTGTTTGAATTGCTCGGTCCCGGCTGCCAATAGGTGCAACAGCCGCCCGAGAAGGTCGTCCATGTGACATAGACACCGGCGCCGCCCGGCGTCCCCGAAATCTGGCCCATATTGACGATCCCAGTCGGCGTCGTCGCGACGTTCGCGCCGAATGGGATCGAGCAGCCGGCGGTCGACGTGACGACCATGAACTGGAATAAGACGTAGCCCGTGAAATTGCAGCTTTCGCCGGTAACGGAGGTCCCCGTCGCGGCGGCCGAGCCGAGCGGATTATTGTAGACGTAGGCATTGAAACTGTCGTTTGCGTAGGACGCGACTTGCGCCCATGACGGATTGAAAGTGATCGTTCCCGTGCATGGGCAAGTGACCGTTCCGGCGACAGTGAACGTGACGTAGTTCGCGCTCGCGTCGGTCGTCGTGTAATTGCCGTTGAGGGTCGGCCCGCTCGCGTCCGAACCGCTCGAAATCGTGATCAACGAGTCGCCGGCCGGCAGGGCGTTGGGGCTTGCGATCGCAGTCGACCAGGTGAGCACGATCTGCGTTGTGGGGACGGCGACTGTCCCGTTCGGCGTCGCGGTCCCGCTCACGGCGACTTGTTGCGGCGGCAGGCAGAGCGGCGATGTCGTGTCGGCGCAGACCGAGAAAGGCACCGTGTAGCCGCTCGGGTTGATGTTCGCGTCGATATCGTAAGTGAGCGACGCGGGGCACACCCCGATCGTCATGTTGCAGCCGGCCTGGATCGCCGCCAGCGAAGGTTCCGGGATGCTGAAATCGCGTGCCCGCGCCCCCCCGGACGGCAGGCGGCTGAAGTAGAGCGTTATGGTCGGCCCGCTGTACCCGGCGAAATACTGCTCCGCCTGGGTGCATTCTGGGCTACCGAGGCCGAAGTAGTCGCACGCCTGCCGCGAACTCTGGAATCCGACGACGGCGTCCACAGGCAGGATGTTATTTCCCGTGAAGACGAGCACATTGGGATTGGTCGAACTCGGCACGGCGACGAGCTGGTTGAGGTAGCCGGCCTGGGCCTCCGCGAGGCCGAGGAGCGACAGGAACAGATAGAGATAGGTGAAGACCCTGATCGTCGCTGATTTCATCGGTCAATGATCCTGCGCCGAGACGATCGCGGCAAAGCCGCCCGCCGAAGACCCGGCTGCTCCAGGTGTGCCGTGGCTCGATCCTCCACCGGGGCCGCCCGACGCGCCGTAGTTTCCAGCCAGGCCGCCATTGCCGGCTTGGGGTGTGGTTGTCGAAATCGTTCCGTCCGCCGCTGCGCCTCCTCCGCCGCCCTGTCCGAAGCCGCCCGCGCCGAAAAGAGAGACGAGGCCAGTCCCGCTCCATCCCGGAGCGCCGTTGCCGGAGTTCGTACTCGCAACCGAGGTGCCTGATCCCGCGCCGCCCGGAGAATTGCCGTTCGACGCGGCCGTATTCTGTCCCGCGCCGCCCGGCGTCCCGTCGTTATTCGCGCCGGCCGCCCCGCCTGATGTGACCAGCGTGCCCGTCGTGCAGCCGGTTAGAGGCGTTGTCCCACCCGGACACCCCACGCCGCCCGTACCCGTACCGCCGCCGCCGCCAGCGCCCGTATAGATCGAGTTCCCGCCTTTCTTGCCGGCGTTGATGAATGTGGCCGATCCCGTTCCTCCGGGGGCGCCGACGCCGCCGTCGCTGTTGGGAGGAGCGCCGCCGACGCCGCTCGCGCAGGTAATGGCCCCTCCGGGAAACGTGTAGGTTCCTGATGGGCAAGTCTGCGCCGACGTCGTGCCGGCGATCGAGCCCGCGGCGGTCATGGCCTCCGCGGCAATGGCGCCCGCTTGGGCCACGCTCAGCGCGTAGACGCACGGCGTCCCGACGCTGCACGAGCCGGGCGTCCCCGAGACGAGCCCCGTGATCGTCGTAGACGCCGTGACGCTTGTGCCGTGCAGGAAGAAAGCCGACCCGGTCGAGGCGTATTGGATCGTCCCCGTCGTCGGGTTGGCCGTGAGGACGAGCTGCGAAAGGTTTCCGACGAGCACCGAGCCCGTGAACGCGGCCGCGGTCGGCGCGGTGGCGTTCCCGCCGCTGAAGGCGTAGGGAGCAGAGGAAAACAAGATGCCGGTCGGTGCTGTGCCGATCTTCGTGCTGAGCCCGCCGCATGCCGAGTCGACGGTGAACGTGTAGATTACGCCGCCGCTGTCAGAGGTGACCTGCGTCAGTTCCTCGGCTGAGGCGCTCGCGCCTGGCGAGCCCGGGGCGCCAACCCCAATGCCACCGGCGAGGCCATTGGTCGAGCACCCGCCCGACCCGATCAAGCCGATCGTGTGGACCGGGCACCAGTCCGGCCCGTAGGTGTAGACCCCCGGCGACGTGTAGCGCGTCGGGGCCGGCGTGCATGACGGGGGAACGGAAGTATTGTTCGCCGCGAACGGATACCAAATCTCGCTTCCCACACGGAAATATTGGTAAGGAGCGACCGGGATGTTCGCGTCGCCGAGGCTGCCATAGAAGCTCGTGACGGCGTTCTTGTAGGTAGGCGTGACCGTTCCGCTGACGACGAGGCCGAGGTCGGGGTCAATCTGCAGCCCTACCACCGTCGCGGCCGGAATGATGGTCGAATGCGCGAGTTCGAGCCATTGAGCGTAGGACGTCATGCCAGGGGTGACCCCAAGTACCTCATCCTGGAACGACAAGCTCGCGCCACCGTAGGGCCACGAGACGGGGCTCGCCGGCCGCGCGCTCGCCAGGTCAAGCCCGAGCGTATGCGCCGCGGTTCCGGTCGCCCAGGTCAGGGTCGGCGCGGGCCAATAGGGGCAATAGGCGCTGACGCTCGGCCAGATGCGGATATAGTCGTTGACTACGCCAGTATAGGCGTTCGCTTCGAGGTCGAACGGGCACGGGGCCGAGGTCATCGTCTCGGTGCCCGAAGACGGCACGGAAGTCTCATTTTGGTCATTGCTCAATGCGAACTCAGCGCCGGCGCAGCCCGCGCCCTGGCAGTAAGCGATCCCGTTGTAGTATTGAATGCTCGCGGCCCCCCCGATATAGGCCGTGATGACGCTGTTAGAGGCCCCCGTGCTATTCCCGGCGAGTCCCGTCCCGTAGAGCGCGTCGCCAACAGAGACAATCCCGCTCGCGCCGACGCTCGTGATGGTGAGGACGCCCCAATTCTCCTGCCAAGCGGCCGGCTCGCCGCTGAGATTGTTCTGGAGGGCGTAGTTCTGGGCGAAGTTGTCGAGCCAGACCGCGTGGACGCCCGCGCCGCCAGGAGTGCCACTGACCTGACCGAGCGCGAGCTGCCCGATCCAGCTCGGGAACCCGCCGCCGTTGCAGGGAAAGCCGCTCGCAAGATTGGTGCAATTGAGGAGGCCGCCCTCCTGGTAGCAGTTCGACGACGGCGTGCCGACGCCGGTGCCCCCGGTCGCGGACGTCACCGTCATGAACCCGGCCGTGATTATGCCTGAGACCTGGCAAGAGGCCGGCGTAACCTGGCCGACGATGGCGGCATAGGGAGTCGCTGCCGCGGCCGCATTGAGATACGTCTGAATAGTGGAAGCAATTATGGCCCAACTATCGCCGGACAGCGTGGGCAGCGTGGCCGTGACGGTCTGAACGCCGTGGACGTTCGTTCCGCCAATGCCGATGGTGATCGTCGATCCGCCAAGCGCCTGGATCGCTCCAAGCGCGCAATAGGTTTGCCCGATCTTGCATGTCGTATCGGTCGTTGTAATCGGGCCGTCGGCGACCGGAACCTGTTCGAGCACCGCGCCGAGGCCACGCGCACGGCCGCCGCCGACCGGGCTGCGGGTAAAAAACAATTCGGCGTTGCCGCTGGAGTAGCCGCTAAAAAAGCCCTGACAACTGATGTATTCCGGCTTGCCGTCGCCGCTCGTCGTCCCGAAAAAATCGGCGCAATCATTGAGATTGCCAAAGCCGAAACTCTGGTCGAAAAGCGCATTGTGATCAGGCGTTGCGATCCAACCGACGACTTGGCCGTGCGTATTCGGGATGGTCGCAAGGCCCCCGCCAATGCCCGGAGGCGCGCCGGGGAGCGACATGCCGGCCGGCGTCATGGCCGGGGCCGCGCGCGCGGCCGGTATGCCCGCTAGCAGCAGGATGATGGCAAAGAGAGCGCGGAGCATCTTAGTAGAGTTCCGAACACACGATCTGCTGGCTGGCCGAGGAAGTGATCCCGTACAGCGCACTGGTCACTGGAAAGGTCAGAGTCGCCCCAATGTACCCCGGCAAGAGCCAGCCCAGCGTAGCGCCCGTCGCCGTCACGGTCGTTCCGCCAAGGTAGACGTTTGTCGTCCCAAGATTTTCACACATTACCGCGATGCGGCCGGTCCCCGGCGCGCCTGTCCTGGCGCTGAAAATGAGTGTCCCGCCGTTAGAGCCTGCCCCGCCGCTTGAGGCGATGGTGAACGGCGCCGGGGCGAAATTATTTGCGCCGACAGGGTTCGCGCCCTGGAGGGCCGCAGTGGCGGCGCCCGACGGAAGCGGAGCACTGGCCAGCGCCACATTGATAGTCGATTGATCCGAGGCGATATTGACCGTCGGCGAGGCCGACATGGTCGTCTGCCCGAGACCCTGCGCGTTATTGACCTGAATGCCGTTGGTTGTGCCTGGCGTGGTCTGGTCGATGTCGACTTTGCCGACAATCTGCGATCCGGCGGCAAGTCCGACGGCGCCGCCACTGTTTTGCATCGGCGAACCCAACGTCGCGTTGATCGTCGAGAGCGAGCCGTTCGCCGTCGTCTGGTTTGCAGCCGTCGCCAGCGCGGCGCCGCTTGGGCCTACAGCCGTCATGTTGAGATTTGCGGCTGTCGGTTGGGTAACAACGCCCCCGCTACTCGGTCCGCCGCCTCCACCACCTGATCCGGTCGGCAGGCCGGCGCCCCCAGAAATGTTAATCGCGAGCGTGCCCGCCGGGGAGATGCAGGCAATATCAGTCGCGCCGGCGGGCACGGTGAACGCAACCCAGGAATTGGCCTGAATTACATCATTGCCGGCCGTCGCCGTGACGCTGCTTGATCCATAGGTGCAATAGGCGACATTGGCCGACGTGTTGTAAACAACATCGACAATTCCGGTGGGGACCGCCACACGCTGGCTGGTCGTTAAGGCCGACGACAATTGCGAATAGGAGGGCGTCGGCGTGAAGCCGCCTAATGTCGCCGAGAATGTGCCAGAAATGGGCAGCGGATTTGAACCGGAAACCGGGGCCATCTGCCCCGACCCGTTGTTGGTCAAAGGAACCGTGCCAGTTGCTTGATGGCCATCCGGCGTTGGAAAGACTATCTGCGCCAACGAATGATGGCCCAAGGCGCAAAGGATCGCCGCCGCGTAAAGGGCGCGCTTCATTGGGGAACCTCGCGGGGGAATGGAAGAGAGTTCTAGACCACGATCGGCGCGGCCGGGCCGTAGGAGAGCACTGTCGCCGAGAAGGGCGCCGCCACGCCTACCGTCAGCGTCGAGTTGGCGAAGATATCTTGCGTGAGCACGCCGTCGGTCGCCACAAGCGTCATCGAATAGGCCCCGGCCGCCCATCCGGCATTATTCAAAGCCGTACATGTCGCCGTCAGGATATTCGAGAGTGAGCCGCTGATTACGATTCCGCCCCCGGTTGCAATCCCCGTTGTCGCCGCGCTCGCCCAGCCGCCTTGCGGATTGGCGATCGTGAGCGTCACGCCATTTGCAAGCGCGATTGCCCCGGCCGTCTCACATGTCGCGTTGACAATAATCGAACCGCTTGCGGGGATCGTGACAGACGAGGGAAGCGCCCAGACATTGCCATTCGGGTCGGTTAGAAGGCCGGCGGCGATTACCGCGCCGCCCGTCCCGCCGGCCTGGACCGGGACCGTCGCATAGGTTGCGGTCGAAAGCTCGGCGACTATTTCGCCCGTTGTATTCGGCGGAAAGATCGAAAGCGTGAACGTGATCCCGGTTAAGGGAGCGCCGAAGGCAAGCGAGAACGTAAGGTCTTCTTCGCCGCTGATGCTGGCCTGGGCCTGGACAAGCGAGAGAAGCGGAATGTTCGTCGCAGTCATGATCTAATGATCCCCGCGCTCGCGCTCGCCCTTGTTGGCGTCCATTTGAGAAAAGCGGCTTTTGTGCGCCGAGAGAGGCGGGGCTCAATCGATCCGTCGCGTGTGACGACGATCCTAATGTCTTCGCGGTCCGGACCAAATGGAACCCATTTTTCCAGCTCATCGAGCGCGGTCTTGTTGAACGCGCGAAGCTCAGTTTTCGACAGCTGGCGGCGGACGAAAAGCGGAGATGCCAATTCGGTGAGCCGCTTGATGAATTCGGCGATCCGCGCCGCACGTTCTTGGACCAAAGTCATCAAAGTTAATCCAGTTATTTGCCCGCCAGACGCGATGCGGGGCGGCGGCGATCAGGGGGAGTACCAGCCGGGCGACACCACATTTCCCGCGCCTGTCCCGGAGATCGTCGCTCCGTCCGCAACAATTCCACCGCCGTAAAGGCATGAATATCGATAAGTATCACTCGTAACCGTACCGCTCTGATTAAACTGGGCGGCGCTTATCGTAATGACTCCATTCGCAGACGTTTGCATCGTCCCATTTGTAGTTGACGATGTGCCATAGTTAACATCGGCGATATTTGTCGTGTACCCGTCTGTAAATCCAAGAACGATCTGGGCACCGGCGCCTACAGCGCCAAAGAACCCATAATAGGCTCCGTTGAGGAACTCAATCGTGCTTGTTGCATTACCATACGTTGCAATGTAGCCTCCAAATGAGGAAATGCAAGGTGACACCCCCGCAGTCGGGCTTGAAAAGATGAGGTTGCCTAAAGCTATATTGCTTCCAGGCTGTGCATTGACGCCCTGATACTGAGACGCCACTGAAAACCCAGTAACCAATACATTAGCCCCGTAGCCGGCAAGTATCCCCACTCCAACCGATACGGACGAAGTTCCAACAAGAAACGTGCTGGCGGCTCCTGCCGTGCCAATAATGATCCATTCGCTGATGAAACTGCGCGGGACCGAGATGCCTGAGTATGTGCCTGGGGCGACGTTGATTGTAACGCTAGCCAAGCTGGCGTAGCCCGCGATCGTCGAGAAAGCATGGGCGAGTGTAGCCCACGGGCCAGACCCTCCGCTCACCGTCGCCGTTAGTCCATTATTCGAGTCGCTTGCGCCGGTTCCGCCTACAAAATAATTACTCGCCGGAGGAAGTGAAACGAAGTATGTGCTCAGATATTGAACGAGCGCAGCCTCGAATTCGGCCTCCCAATTAGCCACAATCCCGTTGTCGAGGACATTGTTCGACTGATTATCGGCGACGAATTGAGAGAGCGCGGCCGCGACAAAGGTTGCCTGCCGTGTTGAACTATTGTACGCTATGGGGTCCGCTAAACCATTTACAACTCCGGTTTGAAGCGGCGTCAAGGCCGCATATTCGGCGTTCGTGTAAACATTAGAGCTGGGTTGAATGGCCCAAGCCAGAAATTCATTCGTTGGCATCAGGCCCTCACGTCACAACGTTTTCGGCTACATAGTCAGGCGTCGCGCCCCAGGCCCCAACGCCCCACCCGCTGATGAATTCGTTCTCGACGCCCCATCCGAAAACAGGCGCGCCGGCGACCGTCGTCACGCCCCATTGGACGCCCATGCCAGCCGGCTTCACCGGAATGAGCCATTGCTGCAAAATTGCGAGATCGACAACGTTTGGGAGCGTCCCTGAGATGCCAATCCCGATAACGAGATTAGTTGAAGTCCGGTTCGGCGGATAGTCAGTCTGGTCGATTACGAAAACATTCAGCCCGCTATAGACCGACAGATACTCGGCAAGCGCGGCTTGGATCGACGGCCCAAGGCCATTGCAATTATTCGCTAAAATCTTGGCGTAGATCAGCCGGCGAAACGTTTCGTCGTCCAGCACCGAGAGTTGCGTGCCTTCATAAGGCCCGTACCAATAACCCTGGCCCCAGCCAAGCCCAGGCGTGCCCCAAGAGAACCATGGATTTTCGACCGGCACGGGAATTTCGCGCGAGCAGCCAACCCAAGCCCCTACCGCGTCGAGCTGCACGCCGATCGCCTCGCCGACCGAAAAGGCCGCCGGCAATGAGGCGAGAAACGCTTGCTGATCGACAAACGGCGCGAGCACAAGCGAAAGCTCGGCCATGAAATTGGCGTCTTGCGCATTGTAAGGCGGGACAAGCGCAAGATATTCAGCGAGCGTTCGCATTCAGATCGTAACGATCACGGACAGCGGATTGACCGGATTCCCGTTCACGTCGACGATTATGTTGGCTATATCGTTGAACGCCATCACTACGTCGGCCGGCTCTAGCGTATTCCCATAAACGGCGAGCGTAAGGGCCGTGACCTCATACGTCGAGGAGGCCAAGTTGATCGAATTGAACGTCGCCAGCGCTGTAGCAATAGCGCCCTGGTTGCCCGCCGCAACGGCCGCCTGCAACGCCGCCGCGGCCTGAGTCAGGATCGGCGCGAGATAGGCCGCGGCAAACCCCCTCGTTTGCTGAACGTTGTTCCCGGTTCCAAGTGAATTGATCCAGGCCGCCATGCTCTGTTGAATGAGCGCAGCCGTGCTGGTCGCGTATAGCGGGCCGGGCGCGATCGTAACCCCAACGCCGATCGGGACGACGGTTGCAAAAAAGAAATTGATGACATGGCCGACGCCAACAGCGTCATAGACCGTCTCGCTTGTCGTTCCCCACGTTCCGCAACCGAATTTGTATTGCTGGATTGTCTGTGCGATCGTCAGCGCGTTGCCGCCCTGGATCACAAGATAAATCGAATATCCGGGCGCGCCGTTGCTATCCGGCGCGTCGGTTTCGTTTTGGTAGGGCACGCATGTCTCGACGCCGGGGATTTCGAGCACGGCGCCAACAATCCCGGCCAGCATCGTCGAGGCCGGGATTTGCGTCGATTGCGCCTGCCGGACACGAAGCTGCGCGTCCGTTTCGACCGGCGCCCCCGGCGTCGCCGACGAGGTTGTCGTAACGGTTTGCCAGCCCATCTGCGGGTTAAGGATCGTCAGCCCGTTCATGCCCCCGGTAGTCAGGCCCAAGGCAAGCTGGATCGCGCCTTGCGTCTGGCATGTCGCGCTGACGGCGATCTGTCCCGCGGGAAACGGGATCGTCACGCTTGCCGGGAGCGCCCACGTATTCCCGGCCGGATCGCTGAATTGCCCGTTGGAGATAACGCTCGCGCCGACGCCGACAATGAGGACCGGCACGCTCGAATTAGTCGGCACGTCCCGCTGGATGCCATTGATCTGAACATTGAGCGAGAGGCCCGCGCCCTGCGCGGTAGCGGGAGGAAAAGCGTTGTAGACGTCAACCGAGGCGGCATTTCCATCGTCAACCGCCGACGCGAGCAAGCCCATGAATTGGCCGTCCTCAGTATCGGAGGTTAGAACTACGTCGCTGCCGTATATGCCTTGGTAGCCCGTTGTGAAATAGATCAGGACAGTTGCGAATGGCGGCCTGTATATACCCGTTGCCGAAATCGAACATACAGGAGTATTGCCCATTACGATACACCTTGAAACACAATTGGTCCATATATTGTTGAAAGTTGACAGCTAACGGTCCACACTCGCGTCGTCGAGTCCTCGACGCTGGAATAATTATTGAACGGATTTGTCGGAGACATTCCAGGCGTTGCCAAGATTTGCGCCTGTATTGCGATGTCTCGCGTCGGAGTCGTGTTGTGACCTATGATTTGCGTTAGCCAGGGCGTACCCGCCGAGGCCGCAAGAAACCATTGGCCCCGCCACAATCCGAGACGAGAGCCGACAATCTGAGCAACGCCATCAGGGACGTTTATCCAGAAGTTATTCCGGCCCGCGCCGAATTGGCGAAGGCCATTGATGACTTGACGGACTCTCAAAGGATTTTCTTCATGTTCATCAATGAGCCACGCAAATTACGAGTTCTCCCGCCGCAATACTCGTATTCAGATATAATTCCCCAACGGGAACGCTGCTGGCAATTGCCGCCGCATTGTTTGCATACTGCGGGAGCGCGTTACCGTCGGCGACATGCGTAATCCCTACAACATTTGGATCGGGCAGCGTTCCCGAAAGATCGCCGCCCAGCGCCCCAACGTTTGACGACGCCGCTCCGGCCGCCAGCGCGCTACTCTGGACGCCGCCCGCCGGAAGATTGAGCGACGGGGCCGAAAGACTTAGGCTCGTTCCCGCCGTTAGCGAAAGGGATTGACCCGCTATCTGTTCAAGATTTTGCGCCGCATTTTGCGTGATATTCTGTTGCGCGGCGCTGGTAATGCTGGCCGTCGTCGCCGACGCGATCCCGTTTGTCGGATGGACGTTGACGGTATGCGCGCCGTTGTTCGCCGAGAGCAAAGCCCCCGCCGCATGCGTCAGGCTGACCAGATGCGTGGCGCCGCCGCTCACCGCACTGTGAATAAGCCCGGAAACGGCATTGTGGATTGTCTGGTAAAAGGTGCTCGCGCTGATGAACGGGTTTGTCGAGGGGTCGCTTGTCGGAACAACTTTCGAGGTCAACCCATTCGTCGGATGAACGTCGTGGGTTATGCGGCCGTCAAGCGACCGATGCTGAAAGGAATCCGGCTGCGGATTGGGGATCGTGTTAGGATCGCTCTTAATCCCGCCGAGATAGGCGCTATCGCTCGGGTTATGTTGCCGAGCGTCAAGAGGCGTCTGTTGGCCGCCGGCCTGATGCCATGAATCAACATTTCTGGCAAAAAAGAGAGCAATTCCCTCATCGCCCGAAAGGACCGGATGCGTGCTCGTAACTTGACCGCCGCCCGCGAAATGAACCGGCATTGTCTGAAACGGCGGAGGCGGGACGTAACTCATCGTCCCGTCGGGATTTCTAACTAAGCCATTGATCGCACTGTTTGCGTTTGCCGTATGCTGGTCGCTACTCGTGATTATCGCGGGCAGCGCGGTGAATATCGTCCGAAGTTCGGCTTGGATCGCAGCCTTTAGCGCATCCGAATCATCGGCGGCGAGTTCCCATATCGTCGCCACGTCAATTCGGCCCGAGGTAGGGCGTGGCGGCGGCGGCCGTGGTTAGCGAAGAGCCGAACCCCTGTGACGAAGAGAAGGTCGCCAAGTCCTGATACCACTCATTTCCGCGTGTATCGCCGTGAGTGTCTATCTTGTAGATCGTGTAAATTCCGTCGCCTACCGACAACGGGGCCAAGAGAGATTGTGACAGAGGGGCGCTATTCGAACCGCCGAAACCCTCGTTCGGCTGTAGTGGGGAAATCGTTCCCTGGATATCCGCCTCGTTAATATGCACCTGACCGTGAATATGGTTTGCCGGATTGATCAGACATCGAACCATGATTCCCTCAATCGTCCGCGAGGGCATGCCGACCATGCCGGTTTGCGAGTTCAACACTACAACGCCGCCGGGCGCCGACTGCCCTTGCGGGACGATCATCACTTTGCCTTGCTGATAGCTGACCGTCGCATTCTTGGATTTGGCGATATTGCTGAGCACGTCGCGCGCCATGCCCCACAAGGTCACGGCCCGCGGATAGGTAGGCGTCGATAGATTCACCCCGACATAGCCCAGCGTGAGCCCAAGCGGCCCGAGCGCCTGCATCGCAACGTCGAGATGCTGTTGCGGCGTCGAGCCCGGCGGCAGCGTCGTTTTGACCGTGCCGTAGTTGTGGCCGAGGTCGCCGTCCGCAACATAGAGCGTCAAGAGCGTGTCTGTAGGGCTCTCGCGGCCATAAATGCCCTGGATCAAGTTGCCCTTAAAGATAACGCCATGACCGTCCTGGTATCCGGCGTCAATCGTCCAGTTCGTATATTCCTTCGCGACCGCCGCAAGGGCTTGCTGAATTGGCGGATTGGTGATCAGGATAACGGCTTGGCCCGGCGACAGGGCTGACCGCGAAAGCAGTTGGAAGCGCGCGCGAAGACCCACCGTCTCCCCGTTTGGGCCTTGCTGGTCAGTGCAGTTGAATGTACCGCCCGAGCCTGAACCGGATATTGAAGCGTATCTTAGGTATTGCATCAGTCATATTGCCGGAGCCGGCGGGGGCTCTGCGGCCTGTAGCCACAAATGGGAAGTCAGTCCCGGTCCCAAATTACCCCATGACGGAACCGATACGCCCGCCGAGTCGCCGTCAACCGTGCAATACATGACAGCGCCGAACCCGAGGTAAGCATATTGCCCGAGCAGATCGGCGCCACAGACCAACGGAACGCCTTGCAGAAGCGGATTGCCCTCGTCATCGGCGATATCCATCAGCCAACAGGCATTCGTCAAAAACTGGAACTGGATCGAAAGCTGATAGGTATTACCGTTCGGGAATTGCACCGAAAGCGTCTGCGGCACGGAGCCGACAAAGGGAACCTCGTAAACTTGGCCCGTCCCAACCGGAGCGGTCATTGGAAGAGGTTCGACTGAGACTGACCGAAAGACGGCCCAACCGTTGACGGGACAAGCGACGACGCGCCGTTATCCGCCTGCGGGATCGGGAAGAGCGACGCGCCGCCGAATCCTACCGTCTGGTAGCCGCCCGGAACGCCGGGAACCCCGTTCCACATATACGTTCCCGAACTCGGATCATAGGTTGCGCCGGTTCCGGTTGGGGGCGGTTGCGGGCCGCCGATTTGCTGGTTGCCGTCCGTGTTCGGGGTTGTCGTGGTCATTTGGCTCGTAATGATCATTTGCCGGCAAATCGCAATGACCGGGAGCGTATACTCGCTTGTTTCGTCCGTCGTCACCTGAATTGAAAGGGCTTGCATGCTCGGATATTGGCGCTTTCCCGTGGTGACGGAGAAAATCTGTCGCGACTGTTGAAGCGCGAGCAGCATTTGGTAAAGCTCGATGACAAAACCGTCTTCCTGCGCATTGGAATCCGACCAGCCCCAGAAAAGCTCCACAAGCTGCGGGAGCAAGAACATATGATCGGTTGACGGCGTCCCGGTAATGAGAGGGTGCATGGTGAGCATCGCCTCGTCCCGCGATATCTCGCGTATCGCAACCTGCGGGACAATCGTTCCGATCGACCGCGCCGACTCGATGAAGGCATAAGACGCAAGGAACGTCTCGGGATTCACTACTGAAAAGCTCCTTGCAGGTTGCGCGTTAAATCGTTGCCCGAACGATCAAGGTGCAGCCCGACCATCGCCGCGGCCGTGTTCGGGTCGGGCGCGCTTACGGTTATGTTGTTTGTTTGATTCGCGGTTGCGACATTCCCCCCGCCGCCGCCGCCCACAGCCGGGCGATCGTGAAGCGGCCCCGCATTGGGCGGCAGGAATTGCAGGGGATTGGCGTGCATGCCGGACGGCGGCGTCCCGGCAGGGGGAGCGCCGATCCTGATACCGCCGGGCGCGGTGACGACCGGGAACAGCGGCTTCGGCGGCGTGCCGGCGGCTGGCCCCGGACGCGCCGGGCCGGCAAGGTCAGGATTGGCGTGCTCGGACGGCGGCGTGCCGGCAAGGTCCGGCGCGTCACCGCCGGGGGCGGTGACAGCGGGAAAAACGCTTTTGGGCGGATTGGCGACAACGCTTCCCGTTGCAGCGCGAATAGCCGCCAGCACCTTCGCAACCGGCGTTGCGTTCGTATAGGCGTCATGCCCGGTCGCCGCGTTGTAACCCTCCGCTCGTTCAAACATCGAGGCGCCGCGCGCGGCGTCCTCCGGCGTTCTGGCGTTCTGTAGAGCGGCCCACGCGCGTTGTTCGCGGCCCTGACCCTCTCGGATTGCCCTTGTGAGTTGTTCGTCGAACGACTCCGGATGACCCGGACGCCGGTCGCCAAGCCATTGCGCGATGCCGTAGGCCCCGCTGGACGGATTGATTGATCCAGGGCCGCCGGGAGCCTCGACGGCCGCCCAGCGGGCCACAAGGCCCGCCGCGCCCGTCTCGCTCAGGCCGCCCTCTTTCATAAGACGATCAGTCGCGTATTTCATGCGGGCCGGCGTCCACCATCCGCCGACTGACTTCTCGCCGGCAAATCCCGGCCCAAGAGCGCCGCCCCGGCCGCCCGCGCCGCCCGCCCCGCCCGTTCCGCCGCCGAACATGCCGCCAAGCCCAAGCGAGTTCATGAGGCCGGAAAGGAAACCGCCGCTATCCGACGAAATCGTGACCGGCAGGGGATTGCCGCTCGAAACGGGAACGCCGTTAACCGTCGGCGCCACGCCGTCAATCTGAGAGGGTGGCCCGCCCTGTGAGCCGCTGGATGGCTGAGAGGGCGGTCCGCCCTGTGAGCCGCTGGCTGGCGAAACGACAGCTTTCTTAAGCCATTCCCACGCTTGACTAAGCCATCCGCCGATACGCTTGGCCCCCTCTTCGCCCCCACGGAGAGCCTGTTCAGGCGGGACGTATCTTAAATGCGGCATCCAATCGGTCTGTGACATCTTGGTTATGATCTTGCCGAGCGTCGAATCAATTATCGGCTCGTTGGCGACCAGCCAATCCTTGAACCTCTCAATCGGTTTTTGGAAAGCTAATTCAAACTTGCCCTCAGCACCCGCAACCATTGTGTTGAAATGCTGGTCAATCAGTGTCAAGTTCTGATCGATGCCGGTAATGTCTTTCGCAATCTTGTCGGTAATTCCGGATTGTTGTACGCTTCTAAGTTCTGCCCCATAGCGTCCGGCAAAATCTGGCTGTTGCGTCGCGAGCAGGGTGCGATAATCCAAGATGCCTTTCGTCATCGCCAAGAATTGATCTTGGATATATTTTGGCTTACCGGCTAGAGCTGCACCAATGTTCGTAAGCAGTTGCGTCGTCTCGACATTGACGCCGTTGATCGCCGTCTTGATCCCGAGCGTGCCCTCGATGAATTGCCGTGGAATCGGCGTGCGCAAAAACTTGCCGAAGTTCTCGATGCTCTCTCCGGCCGCCTCCGCCGTGCCGCCGGTCTGTGCAACCGCGTTCTTGAATGCGATAATGCCTTGAACGCTCGCCTCAGATCGCTGAGATTGGCGATAGAGGTCTTCAAAACTCTGCCCTACCTGGCCGATTTTATCATACGCGGTCTTGGCGAGACCCTCGATGGCCGCCGATAGAAGGTTCGCTTTGACGAGAGTTCCCTCTAGCCCGTCATTGAATTTTTTCTGATTGGCCTCGTCGATTTTGTAGCCGATTGAAACGAGGAAATCTCTGAGCGTGTCGTCGGGCATAGACACTCCGATAGTTGCAAAACGGCCCGAGAATGCTTATATTACGCGGTAGCGGAGGAAAAAATGAGACAGACCCTTAAGATATTAGTCGCCACGAGCGCCCTGCTGATCGGGTCTCAATTGGCGCATGCCGCCAATTCGGTCCCGTTCCCCGCAATGGCCGATCCAGAAGCAGCTTGTCGTGATTTAAGTCCAACGCCTTCGACTGGATACAATGTTTGCTTGAGTCTCAATCAAGAAGGCTACGACAACGCGAGAGCGGTATGGGATCAGTTGTCACAAAGCTCGGCAGAGTTTTGTGCGGAATATACGCCGAAGATAAAGCCATTCGATCAGTATGACGCATTAGGCGCATGCGCAATGGCCAGATTTAATCTCGATAGAATGCAAGAAATTATGTCTGGCGTCCCTAAATCCTTCAAATGGTGAGGATAAAATGACAGCATCCGATTGGCTCCTACTCGCGCTTGTGATTGCGACCTATTTTCTCCCAACGATCATCGCCGCCTCACGAGACCACCAATCCACAGCCGCAATTTTCGTCGTCAATCTCCTCGCCGGCTGGACGGGCCTCGCTTGGCTCGTTGCCTTCATTTGGAGCCTGACGGGAACGAACAGACAGCGCGTCATCGTCATTGAGCGGAACAGTTAGACTCGCCGCCGATGGTCCTCTAATTGGAACACGCTACGCGGCGCGAGCCCCGCCGATTCCCGATAATAATTGTACGTGTCTTGTGTGATCCCCTGGTTAGTGCGCCCGCCAGGATCGTGCGCCAGATTGGCTTTGCCGCCTTCCTTCTCTAGAACTGCCGCAAGCGCGCGTTGGAAATTGCTCTCCATCAGCGGCGCCCTCGCGCAGCATCAGCCTCTCTTTGCATAACCTCACGCAATCGATAGGTATTCTCCGCCTTAACCCCGAGCGCCTCGTTCATGCGCTCGATATCGAACAGATCGAGCGTCCCGTCTTTCAGGCTTTCGTATTTGCAGAGGCCTTCGAGAACGGGGGCTATGCCCCATTCCATCCACTCGCCTTCGCTCATTTTGACGGCGTCGAATTGGTAGCTCCGGCCCCGCCGCTCGATAGTGACAACGCGGCGAAAAAAAAAGCGCCGAACTTGATTCGCAGAACGTTGAAGACGATTTCAAATATCGCCAGCATGTTCGAGTTAAGATCGGGGAAGTTCGATGATGTTGCGCCTACCGCCCACACTGGCGCCCAGCCTCCAGCCCCACCACCAGGAACCTTCCGGGTACAAGCCGACAAGCACGCGATGATGACCGAGTTCCGATCCTCGCTGGTCATCTTCGCAAACTCTCTCGTGATCCCCGGAAACAACAGGATCAGTTCAAATTTGTGCTTCTCATTTTCCTCTTCGCTCGCCGCTTTGGCCTGAAACATCGCATAGTCGAATAGTCCCATCGCAAACATCGGCGACAGCTTGGCGATGATCTCAACCGACGTAAGCAATGGAATGGTTCCCACGCTGTACGCCTGACCGCTTACCTCAAACTCCACGGACGACTACCTTCTAAGCCGCTATAGCGTTCGTGAAGTTCAGCGGGCTCGGATTGTAGCCGTTGCCGAGCAGCGGGATAATCGAGATGAACTGGAATTCCCAAACGAGAAACCGTCCGGGAACGTCGTAGACGACATCCGCATGCTTGCTGAACGCGCCGATGTTGCACACGATATTATCGCCGAAGACCGGCGAGTTGATCGTAATTTGGATATTTCCCCAGAACGCCCCGCTCGATTGCTGAAACCGATAGAGCGCGTTCAATTGAGCATTGACCGGCGAGGCCTTGAGCAAGTTGACCGTCACGTCGCCCGCGTTGCTCGCGTGAAGCCCCATCATGCCCGAGCCGTCCGCGCCCATCGTGCGCGTATTCTTGGGGCCGGCCATGCGGTACACAAGCCCCTCCTCGGCGATCCCGTTCTCACTGAGCGTGATCCCCATGGAATTCGCCAAGAGCGTGCATTGCACGTCAAGGAAGCTGTACGTTCCGGAGAGCGGCAGGATACCCGTCATTTCTTCATTTCCTTATTATTGGAGGAAGGACCTACCGATTGACAGAGATCAGGATGTTCGGTTGGTGAACCGCGCCGGCCAACTTGACCGCGCACTGGAACGGAACGGAGATACGTTCGTCGCGTTCCGTCTCGCTTTGCGTCGCAATCAGTGGATACCAAACATAAAACCCGTTCGAGAGCGTATATCCCGTATTGAGAGAGCCAAAGGGAGAGGCATCCCAGACGCCCGGCGCCATAAGTCCGTTGACGACGCCTTGAACAAGGCTATTCTCGATGTTCGTCGCAAGCATGTTGTCCCCGGCGTCGGTTTGCGGAACCTTGGTCGTCACGTCAGAATACATAAAATTGAACATATTCGTCTGGACATAGTTTGCGAGCCAGTCGCAGCCAAACACCTCGTCAATCCAGTAGCCATTCTCCATCTGGCCAGGCCAGATCATCTGCGCGCCGTTCTGCACAAGGATGACGGCGTTGCAGCCCTTGGAAACAAGGGTTGCGAATTCGTTCTGGTTGAGATTTTCCGCGATGATCCCCGGCGCTTGCTTCCAGGCAAGCGTGATCGTGGTCAGGCTGGCGAGATAATCGACCGTCCCGATACGGCCGGCGAGCGAGGCCACGCTATAGGGATTCGTGCTCGAATAATTGACGAACACCCGCTTATTGTTGAGCGATTGCATGACGGACGCGATGTCGCTCGTATCCTCCGGATTAAGGACGCCGGTATCTTGCGTCGAGAGGCCGAACGTCCGCAAAGGCTCGGACGCGAGGATATAGTTCGCGGTGTTGATGAGGTCGGTTTGCGTCGGCGTCGCCGCGGCGGCAAGAATTTCGTCGTACCACTGCGAGCTCGCATTTGCGCACGCCTCGGTCGCGGAAAGCAGCGTCTCGGCCGCGATGCCATTGACCGGAGGTGTCGCCCCCGCGATCAAGGAAAGGCCAAGGAGCGCGGAAACGTCGGTCGCGTTGCCGCCCGCAAGCGTCGCGCCGCTGAGCGTGATATTGCTGTCGGTCGTCGTGAGCGTAAACGCATCTCCTCCCGCGCCGGGCGTGTTGTAGACGACAGAGATTGAAAGTCCGCCGGAAGCGAGGTAGTTCGCCTGGCTGATATTGACATCGGCGCTCGCGTTCAAGAAAGTCAGCAAGGCTGCCGTTGTCAGAACATCCGTCGTTCCGATCTTTACTTGATCGCCGGTCGGCGTGCCGGCGACGAATTCAACAGCCGTTCCACCAAGGCTGATCGTATGGGTAGCCGTCGGCTGTCCCGTGAGCGTAATCAATCCGACGGCCGTCGGCACATTCGCATACCCGATCGTGGAGGTTGGGCCGGACACCCCCGCCACCGTAACAATGAACTGCCCATAGGAAGCATTCCAGACGCAGCCCACGTCTCCGACGACGGTCATCAGTTGCGTCTGGACTTCCGCCGCAACGCCGTTGAGATTGGTTGCGGTGGAAAAATTCAACCCGGTAATGGCATAGCCGAACCCGTCGACCTCGATATAAAATCCTCCGCTCGTAATGCCGGTGAAGTTTGTGAGCAATTGCTGCTCGGTCGTAAGATATGCCCCCTCCAACTCAGCCGAGGTAGACGTGCTCGCCCAGCGGCCGATGTAGACAAGCTCCGGCTGCGGCTCCTGGCCGAAATAGGGCACGCACGCAAGATATTCCGGCGCGGTATTGCCAAAATCGGTCGCAACGCCGGTCAGGCTTGTGTACTGACGCACGCGCTCATTGACATCGATGATTTTCGAATCGCCGATCATGAGCGGCACGCCGATATTGGAATACGGAACCGCCGGCGGAGCAACGGTTACGCTTATTGGAACGAAATCATCGACGGCCAATCCTTGAACGGTCATTTATATGCTCCTAGAGAAGCGAGGATTAAGCGAGAGGCGATCTTTCAGTGCGGAGGAGGGCACTAGAACCCCGCGCCAGAATTATGGACGAAGACATAGTCCCCAGCGGTAATATTGGCGCTAGATACGATGCCTAAACCGTTGTTATTATACGGAGCGCTCACATTCAGATACGCACTCGCTCCATACCCCGTAAGCGCCACGCCTTGCGGGGATGAATCGTGGCTAAAGGCGAAGGCGATCACGCAAGAAGTCCCGGCAGCAGCTCCCCAATCAATATGGAAGTCGTAGTCTGTCCCGGCGACCTGAGCGCCCGTGCCCCCGCATCCCGACACAACGGTCGGCGAGAGGCCCTCCATGTTCGTCCCGTTGTCATAGAATGATGGGTTTGCCTGAAACTCGATGTGCGCCCCAGGAGCGGTATTATGGACGCCTATCCCGTTCTGCCCGATCGCCCCGCCTGACAAATACATGCGGATTTGGTCCGACTGGGCCAAAATCCCCGATACGCTGCAATTCTCAATGCGGGCGCCTATAAGGTGAATCTCCCAATTGACCTCGCTTCCCACCTTGAGACAGGTCGCAGTGGTGCTGATCCAGCACCCCTCACAAAAGAACTGCACGCCTCCCTGGCCCGGTCCCGGCCCATGTCCGAAGGTGAGGTTGTCTGCCGCCCCGGCGCTGTTGGCCGATACGGTCGCCACCACAAGGTTCGTCCCGCTGCAGGATGTGATCGGCCCGATATTCCTCGGCGGAATGAGAGACGTATCGAACAGGAAACTCGAAAGCAGCGTCGCCGGGCACGCCGCTACAGGGATCGTGACCGCGCTGCCCGCAGAAAATGAACTCGTCGCATTGGTCGTAAACGGCGCGGCGTTGCCGTCGATTCCCGTGTCCTCGATATCTATTCCGATCGGCGGGCCGCCGTCGCTGGCGAAGTTCGGCCCAAAGCGAAACTGGTTGTTATGAACCGGGACTTGCGACTGGTCGATCCGCACGTTAGCGACGCTGTTGCCGTCAACGTCGGCATTGTCCCAGTAGCAGCCGCCGCAGTTTCCTCCGATGAGCAGCCCGTAGCCGCAGCCCACGAGATCAATGTGTAGATGAAAGGCGTCGGTGAGTTGGACCGTCGTATCGCCGTTGATGACCTCGCAGGCGTTAGACCCCCTGGCGGTAAGGAAGTTGGCGTGTATCACCCCGCCGCCATTGATATGAATCCCATTGTAGAAATTCGCGTTAGTGAAAAACGCGCCAACGGTCACATTGCTTATAGTCAATTCGCAAATATCATTGAGGCGGAACCCATCTCCGCCGGTCATGACTGTCGTGGAGGCGATATTGAGGTCTCGGATCGTCTCCACGCTGGCAGAGCATGCTCCCAATGTTGTGCCCCACGTGACCAGATTGCCAGTTGTGGCGGAACCTTGATACGAAAGCGTGGCTCCATTGCCATAGATGATGATGTTATTTACCTGCGGGAGGGTGATCGGTTCCTTAAAGACGCAGGTTGCGCCTTGGGGCATAGCGATGGAAGTGTTGGCGGTCACACTTGCGAAGAACGCATTGAGCATTGCCGCATCGTCGGTCGCCGCGTCGCACTTCACGCCGGAATTGAGGGGACTGACCGGTGGAGCGGTGTACAGAATCGGCTGATTGCCGAGCGTAAGCGAGCCGCCGACGCTCGCATTGCCGTTGACCTGCAAGCTATCGGTTTCGGTAGAGCCAAAGTACGGCGTGCCGCTTCCCCCGGCCATCGCTTTCGACGATAACAAGGCAACGACGATCGTCCCGAGAACGAGCGATCTAATCACTACGACACCTGAAAGATCAGACCGTCCAAGAACACGTATCCCGCAACGTCCGGCTCTACAGTGGGCAATCCTATCGTCCACGTCGGGGACGCCGCGTTCCATCCAAGAGCCGACAATTGCATCACGCCATCTCCGTCTTGGATTCCGCCGATATTGCTCCACGGAACGCCCGGGCCGTATGGCAAAAACGTCGGCAGATTAGAGCCGGGTTTAGCCATGACAATCCCGCCATTAAGATATAATTGTCCCGGCGGGAACAGCGCTTGAAGCTCGACCCAACTAAGGACGGCCCCAGGAGCGGGGTAACTCGCGTTATGCTGCTCGCTTACAGTGATAGAAACGCTACTACCATCGTCGGCAAAGATCGTCGCTTGCGCCGTAAGCAAGTTCTCGATTTCCCAAGTCCGCGACGACGGTATGTTCAATCGAAACCGTATGTCAGCACGGCGTTGTGTCTGTAGATTGACAATCTCGGGAATGAACATCATCTGTCGAGGCATCTCGACAAGCGCTATTCCCAATAGTTGCAATTTCTCACGGTTCTGCGCGATCATCACGCCGTCACGAAACAGCTTGGCGTAGCCCCGTGCGCCCGGCCCATAGAACGACGCGAGGAAGGTAACAATATCGAACTCGACGGAGAACGTCTGGCCTAAGCCGTTATTGGCCTGCGCCCAATGTTGGGAAATGATCTGGCCGCCCGGCCCCTCCTCGTCGATAATACCGAGCGCGCACCAATTCGTGCCGACCTCAGGCATGGACGGGGGGTGCAACTGCCAGCGCGGCCGGACCAGATTGCCCGGAAGGCGCGTGACGCCGGCAACAAACGCTTGGACAATCGCGTCAAGCGCGCCGTCCTCGGGGACCGGCGCGCCGACCGGGCTGAGATAACCCCCGGTTGCGCTGGTCGCCTGGACCGCCATAACTCAGAATTGCGCGAGCGACGCGAGCATGTGGCCGTGAGAGGTCGTTCCCCACGCCGCAAGCGCATAGGCTTTCCGCCGCGCTTTCGTCGTCGTGAGGTTTGGCGCGCTATGCGTCGGGATCTGGCGCGTCACCTCCTTGCGGCTCTTGTTGAGCTTGAACGGCGCATTAGCGCTGACAACGTTGTGCAGAACGTAAAGCACGCGCGCCTGGCTGACGTTCTCAGCCTTGAACCGCCCGTAGACCGAGTTGACCGCGACCGGGGCCAAATCGATCCATTGCTGGACCTTGGCCTCGGGATAGGTTGCAAGCCACGGATAGGTCGCGACCAGCGCGGCATAAGTCAGCGGAGGGGTTTTGGCGGCCATGAAAGCTCCGTTCAGGTCGAGGCGTTGAGTTGGATCAAATCACACGCCACGCGGTAATAACCCACGCCGTATGCTGACCAATCTTCCGACATTCTTACTACGTACATTCTCCCGTGCCACGTCACAACGTCGGCCAACCGAGATTGCACGTCGTTTGTCTTGGTCCCGGCGGACAGCTTCGTCCGCGTGAATATGAAGATCGTTCCCTCAAGCCGGGAGCCGTCGGCGAGGCGCAGCATACTCGTCTTGTCAGGCTGAATGACCGCAACGAGCGGGTAGGCGGGATGCGGAGTTTCGAGCGGTACGCCGCCTTGGCTCATCATTACGGATGTCGAAACGACGGTGCAGCTATCGAGAAAATCGGGATCGCTGAAAACGTCGTCGACGTCGATCCTGGCCATCAAACCTTCCTGATCACGGACTGGATATGTCGCATGTAATCCGAAGTGCGGATAAGCGGCGTCTCGCCTTCGAAGCCCGCGCGCTTTCTTGCGGCAAGCGTCGCGGGTTTAAGCGGCGGCGGAATAACGTCGACGATTTTCGTTTTGACCGCCGAGACGGCCTCGATTCCCACGGCGGTCAACGCCTTCGTAACGGCGTCCGTTATCGGGGCCTTCCGGCCATTGGCGACCATCTGCGCAAGCGTGTCATGCGGCGCGTTGATCGGCTTAGGCGGGGCCTCGCGTTCGTGCAACGAATCGAGCGTCGCTATCGCGGCGCGGCGCAACCGCTCATGACATTTCGTGCTTGCCGAATAAGCCGCGACGGCGGGGATGAGATGGGGCCGGGGCGGAATGTTCTTGTCTGGCATGCCGAATTCGTTGATGTAGCCGATCTGCGCGTTCGTGATCCCGCCGCCGTCCGCCGCCTCACGCTTCGCGTCCTCGGCGGGAATGCCGATCATGACGCGGCGGCGCGTGAGCGCGGTAATCGCCTCGATAAGCTGCGCGCTCTGATCCTTGGTGACGGCGACGGGCACTTACTGCGGCCAAGGCCAATACGCGCCCAAGGGCAACGTAGGCGCGGAACCCGGCGGCGAAATACCGGGGATAGACCAAGGAAGGCCGCCGCCGGGAATGTGTAGCCCGCCCAGGCAGGCGCCCTGCACAAGGCGATAAAACCGCTGCCCGTAGGAGGTCGCATTGTACTCGCCGGCGCCCGTAATTGCCGCGGCCTCGGTGTCGTAGGTCTGGCTCACGGAGCCGACGGTCTTTCCCGACGTGACCGTAAGCGCCGCGCCGAAACTCGCCCCGCCCGCCTCGGCGCTCAGTTGCGCCCGCCTCGAAAGATAGAGATTATGCGCCGTCCAAAGCATCGCCGCATAATCGAGGTTTGCCCCCAGGCGGTAGGCGTCGATCTGCTGATAGGCTTGCGCCGACCAAAGCGCGACCGCATTCGGCGGCACGTTGCCGAACTCCGGGAACATCGTCACGAAGTCGTTTTGGTCGAACATTACCCTATAACCGTCGGGTTGTAGACGATCGCCGCCGGGAACCTCGGGTCAAGGGCGGCCACATAGACGATCGACGATCCGTCCGCCGGATAAACCGGCGTCGATCCCATCAGCGGGCTAAGGACAAATCCGGGCGTCCCGACCGCAGGCAACGAGTCCGCCACGACGATCACAACGCTCCCGTAACCCAAGCATTGCACCTGGGCCGGCGCAATCCCGAGACTTACGAACGTCCCCGAGTTGATTGTCAGCGGCGTCGTCGCGGCCATGGGTTATACCCCCGCCGCCATTTCCGCCGCGGCCTTGCCGGACTTGATATCGGCCTCCAGCACGCGCTCAAGCCCGTGCTTGCGATCGGCCGGCGACAGGATCATCTCCGGATGCTTCGGGTCAATGCCCTCGAAGCCGGTTTTGAGATCGCGCTCGTCAAGCGCCTGGGCAACGGCTCTCTCGCGATTCGCCTGCATCTTGACCGCACCCGATCGGACAACCGCGTCATTCTTGTGCGCGGCAAACCAAGACTCCCAGAAATCGGCGGCGACCTCGGTCAGGCCATGCCCGCCGATGACGCCGGACGAATTGGCGCCATTGAGACGGACCCTCGTCAGGTCGATTGACCCGCCAACCGGAATCTTGATCGGCTTGCCGTCGTCGGTTTTGCCGCTCTCCTCCAGATAAATGTCGAGGCCGTGCGGAAGCTTGCACTCGATCCAAACGCTCGATTTTGCCATAAATTTCAAACCTCATTCACTAGCGGAAGTCCGCGCCATGAATTTCAGACGCCTAGCATCTGAGCGCAGGCGATCGGGCGCCGCCAGATCGCGCCCCAGCCGCCGCCGATCTTCTTCTGACGGAAGGCCGAAAGCTCGGGAACGATGCGGCCGGCGCGCAATTTTTCGGTGAATGCACAATAGACGCTGCGCACGCCGTCAATCTCGTCAACAAACAGTTGAATGAGATTGCCGGACGGGGTCGCCGTCTCCGGGACGGTGATGATTCGCATGTTCGGAAAGTTTTCCTTGAACCATGAGCGAACCGAAACCAGCGTGTATTGCGTGCCCTTGCCGAGGTTCGGCTCCACGGTCGGCGGCAGGACCATCGTCATCGGCGTATCGCGGTCAAGCGCATAGCCCTGCAACTGAGTTTGCAGCTGGGTGTATAAAAGTATGCCGTCGTTCATGATCTCGTATGCTTGAGCGACGGCCCAAGTCGTCCCGCCGGCAAGCTTTGTTGACGGCGTGATCGGGGCCGATAGCGACGAATCATTGAGGGCGCCGTAGTTCTGCGGTCCTTCAAGGCCGAACAGATAGTCCTTGTTCAGCCACTTGTTCAATACCAGCGCGCTCGAATAGCCCACGTCGGCGACATAATTTATCTGAGCGAGGCCGAACATTTCCGTCTCTAGGTCTCCGTACTGGGAGACCGTCTGCACATGGAAGCTCTGCCGCGGAACCCAATTGTAATTCGAATCGACCGCGCCGCCCTGCTGATAGTCGCTATACGCCGCGACTTGACCCGTGGTTTCAACCACCGGAAACTGAGCTGTAACGGTCGTCCACTCGCCTTTTTTCACCTCCGAATATGCCAGGGCGGCCTTCATCGGGGTGACGAGCACGCGGATCATCTGCGGATCGAGCAGGTTCGCGAGATAGGCCGGAATGCCGACGTTCTGCGCCGTAATCGTCTGCGGCTGAGCGTCATAGGCCATGCGAAGGCGGTTGAGGGTTGGGCCGGGATTTTCCCGCCAATTCTCGGGCAAAACCTCCGCGTAAGGTTGCGGCACAATTCCGCGAGCCAATAGCCCCTGGCGGTCGCTCTCTTTCATCATGGTTTCGGTTCCTTATTTCAGGCGCGCAAGCGCCGCTCCGGGGAAAGTTGGGGGGCTCAGCTTCTCGTGCTGATCATCGCGAGTTCGTTCGCCCCCGCGTAGGTATCGACAAGCCATTTCGTCGCGACGTTTGTGGCGCCGGTAACGGTCCCGCTTGAGGCCGTTTGCGAGGGCGAAACCGCATAAGTGCCCGCGCCGCCCCCGCCCGTCAGCGCCGCGGTTGCGCCGCCATTGGTCGAGTTGGCCCAGATGGCGGACCCCGCCGAGACGCCGGTTCCGGTCAATGTCGCGCCTAGCGGGTAAGTCCCGGTCACGGTCCCGCCGAGCGTAAGCAGCCCATACGAGCCGGTGATTGTTTCGGACGAAATCGACTGATAATCGCCGACCGAAAGCAGATAGCGCCCGACGCCGCCGACCGTTTCACCCGTGTTGAGCGGCGTGACCTGGACGATCACCTGAGTGCCGCTGACGACGTTCGTGCCCGAAATGATCGTGCCGGGAACGATCGAGCCCGCCGAGACGGCGGTGACGGTCATGAGGTTGTCGCTGATCGCCGCCGTGCAAGAGAGCGTGGTGACGGGCGCAATTGTAAACGTGGTCGAGGTCGCCGAGGACGGCGCGCTCGCTGCCGCGGCGACCCCGGTTCCGTCCGCATAGTTGGCGTAAACCGTCTGGCCAATCTGGGCGCCCGCCGCGAACCGGCACCAAACGTCCGCCGTGTCGAAGATGTTCACCTCCATCCCCGGCGGGATCGTCATCGTCGATTGCGGGAGCCAATTCGCATAGCCGGTCGGCACGATAAGCGCCGGCTGGTCTTTCTGGATGAAACCGAGCCGCCCGTTGCCGCCGACGGCGACAATGCCGGACGGGCTGAGCCAGGCGAACCGGCCGACAACGACGCCATTCGGGCCGGCCATAGGCTGCCCCGGCCCGACAAGCATGGAGAATTTCGGATTGGCTGACGCCCAGCCCCCCTCGATGCCCGGAGCGGGATTTGCGTTCATGACAGTTTGAAATCCGGCCATCGACCGTACTCCTATTGTTTTGCAGAGAAATTGGCTGCGCTCACTGTTTCACAGTGAAACAGATCATACGTGTTGTGGCGCCGGATTCTTGGCGAAGAACTCGGACAACACGCCGTCGCCGGCCCGGCCGCTATCGAGCGCCAGGCCCGACGCGGACGCGAGGGCTGAACTCTGTTTCGCCGTCGCGACTTGGCTGAACAAGATTTTGAGCGCCGGCAGCGGAAGGCCGGCGATCTCGTCTTTCTTGACGCCCGCAAACTGCCCCAGGGCGGTCGCGTAGACGGTCTCGGCGCTCTTGCTGTCCTCGGCGATTTCAAGCCGGCCCACGAAAGGCGCAACGGCCTGCTCGGCCTCGCGAATGGCGCGATGCTTCGCCTCGGAGGCGGCAACCGCCGCGCCGATCATCTTCTCCACTACCGCCGCGTCCATCGCGCCACCGCCTGTTTCCAGTTTCTCGACGCCCTGTTGGCGCGCGCTCGCGCCCTCGGCGTCCCTCGCGCGCTTGTCTTTCGCCTTGCGGTCCATGCGCTGCTCTTCCGTTTCGCCGTCGCGGGCGCGCTTCCGATCCTCGGACGCCTCCTCCTCGTCGCGCTTTTTCGCCTCGGCCTCGGCGTCCTTGGCCTTTTTGGCGTCGGCGGCGCGCTTGTCCTCGGCCTCTTTCTTCTTCTTGGCCTCCTCCTCTTCGGAGTCCTTCGCGCGCTTCGCGTCCTCGGCCTTCTTCTTTTCGGCCTCGGCCTCGTCTTTCGCCCGCTTGTCGCGCGCCTTGCACATGGCGTCGTAGGTCTTCCAATCCTCGGCGCTCATCTTGCTCTTGACGAAGTTTTCCGGCTCGGCGTCCTTGGCCTTGCGATCTTCTTCCGTGCTTGACATTGGAATCCCCGCATTTGGAGAGGTTGACATTACTTGATCGCTCCCTGTGACAAGCAAGGATTCATCAAGGCCTAACACTTTCAGTACCGCTTGGGGTGTGATAAACTTCTCTTGCAATGCCGCCTTGAGAGAAGTCATGAACGAACCTCAGATTTTTTACGTCTATGCTCTATTCGATGCTAATGGCATTCCACGCTACATCGGTAAAGGCAAGGGCAGCCGATGGTTCAACCATCAACGATGGATTGAGCGCCGAAATCAAGTCAAACGAGCTTTCATCAAGCGAACCTTGGGCAAACTCGGCGACATACCCAAGGTCAAAGTCCGACAGAATATTTCTGAAGCTGAGGCGTTCGAAACGGAAATAGCCTTGATTAAGGCTATTGGACGACAGGACAAGGGACTTGGCCCTCTCACGAACATGAGCGACGGCGGAACGGGTGGATATTGCGGCAATCCCCTGTCCCGCAAAGTCCGTACATGGACGCCAGAACAACGCAAACACTTCGGCGAAAAAATCAAATCGTGGTGGGCTTCTGCTTCATCACAAGAAAAGGAACTTCAGCGCTCCGTGGCCCTAAAAATGCACAATCACCCAAATTATGGGCTCAAACGTCGCATGGCTATAGTAATAGGGAAACAGAAGCGCTCGCCAGAACAACGAGCAATGACCGCTGCCAAATTACTTGTTGCCTTTCCACCCGAAAAACGAAGTGAGGCGGCCAAGCGGTTCCACTCCTCTCAAACACAGGAGGAACGAAACCGGCGAGTCATCGGCTCCCTAACTCAAGATCAACGAAGAGAAAGATCGATAAAGTCTAATAAATCCCAGACTACAGAGCAGAGAAGCGCTCGCAACCGTCTCGCCGCAGCTAACTTCTCTCCTGAAGCCAAGATTAGACGAAAAGAACGCGCTCGCCTGCTTGGCATGAGCCGTTGGATTACAAACGGCCAAGACACTATGAGGATATCCGAGATAGAAGCTATACCTGTAGGATGGCGCTATGGCCGCACGCGCGTATAGCCTCCTCTATTAGAGACCATTCGGCCTCAAAATCGATCAGCGCATTATCTGCGACCATTGCTCCCGATACTCTCCCGTCAGATACTATCGCGCAATGATTAAATAGTATCCCCTCCATTTTCCCATCGAACGGTAGGCCATTATGGATACCGGGTTCCATTCTTGCCTTATACCTGTAACCGCACGATAGATCACTTCGCTCGCCACTTTCTATTAGTTTGATCGCGTCCGCATCCCAAACTATCAATTCCGCTAGAATATTAGGTGGTTCCCACACCGGATTGATGACACTGCCAATCACAACCTCTCGATCGTGATCGTCGGCGGTGATCGCCTTGTGGCGGATCAGCAATGGCTTGCCCTGCAAGCTTGGAGTCGCCGCCTCAAGCGCAACAGGATCGCGCAGAAGCATATATTTTCGGTTCGGATCAAGGCCAAGCGCGGCCGCATCCGGGATTTCCTTGCCCCAATATGGGTTTATTTGGGCCGCACTCACAACTGACGAAGCCACGCGCAGATGGCCGTCAACGTCATAGGTGCGGACAGATGACCGATCGAACGCGACGGCGTCATGCGCTGCGGGCCTCAAGGCCGCGTCCACCTCGGCGTCAAACGCCTTGTCCGCGCCGCGGTCCTTGCCGGCCTTCCGGTATGCCGCCGCAATCGCCTGCTCGCGCGGATGGCCCGCTTTTATCATTTCCGCGATGTTGGAACTCATCACAGACGCAGACGAACCGGCCGCGAGGGGCATGGGTACGGCTTAACGTCTCGCCGGATCGGTTGGCGCCGGGTATCTCATTAGGTTCGCCTGCACAGGCGGATTGTCTGGCCAAGGTTTTAGGTTCGCCTGCACGCCCGGATCGGGCGCCGGATCGGCCACGCGCGCGGGCATAGGCTTCCCGTCCCCCCGCTCTTTCTTGTCGGCGTCCTCCTTGGCGCTCTCAACCTCGGCGGCGGCTTTTGCATTGGCGGACGATACGTCCTGAGCCGCCTTGGCGTAAGCGGCCTCCTTAGCCGCCTCCGCCTCAGCATTTACCCGCCGGGTCGCCTCGGCCTCCGCAATTGCCCTTCTCTGTCGGGCGGCCTTATCGGCAACGGCGATTCCGTCCGCGGTCTTGCGATCGTCGGCGCCCCTGTTCTCAGCCTCGTAGGATTTGGCGTCCCTGGGCTTCGGGGCGGACGCCTCCTTCACAAGCCTGTCAACGTCGTCGTCGAAAGCCTTGTCGTCGCCGCGGACCCGGCTATCGTCCTTGTACGCGGTATCGGTCGCCTCCTCTTGCGTATGCCCCGCGCCGACAAGCCCGACGATCTTCTCGCTCAATGCCTTGGCCTCGGCCGCCGCGTCCGCATTCTCTTTCGCGACCTCGCCGGCCCTCGCTTCGTCTGCCTTGTGCTTATCCCAAGCCGCGGCCTTTATCTCCGATTTCGACAAATCAGGCTGAGGAACGCCCTCGATCTCCGCCCATTTCGTCTTCGACACGACGCCGGCATAATTGTAACGCCACAACGTTCCGTCGTCGCAAAGGGCGATAATCCCGTGATCGTTGCCGTGAATCTGTATCATCTTGCGCGCCATGGAATTTTCTCCTAAGTTCCCGAAACGCTGTCAAAGCCGCCGGTGTCGCCGCTCTTCGCCTTGACCATCTTCGCTTGCGCGACCAGTTCCTCGGGCGAGGGCGTCGGCGGCTCCTCCTCGGCCTCGGCAATGTCCGCATTGTCGATCGCGTCGCCCAAACCGGGGACGTTCTCCTTGACCATCCGAAGTGCGGTTGCACGGTCGATCACGGCCTCGCCGAACAACTGGGCGACCGCGGCCGCCGTTTGCTGCGCAATCTGCGCGGCCTCGTCAGGCGGAGAGGGCGGCGTCTTGGACAGATCAAGGCTCGCATAGGGCGCGTCCGGATCGGCCGCGAGGCGCGTGCGCTCCTCCTCTTTGGTAATCGTGTTGTTCGCGAGATGTATGGTCGCCGTTTCGGCCTCGGTCTTGCGAAGAGCCGCGGCGGCGAGTTCGTCAAGGTCAACGGCCGGCTTGAACGTAAATCCAATATCCGGATCGATCTGGCCGTACATGTCGCACTGGATTACCTGAAGCACCGTCGTCAGCGGCTTGCGAAATAGTGCTTCCTGATATGCTTTAACCGTTTTACGCCAAGTCAACCGCTCGCCTGAGCTAGACGCATTCATGCCTGACGGCTGTATGCCAAGCAACTCAATCACAGGAATACGCGAAAGAGAGGCCATATGTTCT